TGATATAGAGTTTCCACAATATTCAAAAACAAATAAAAATGTTGGAATAGATTTAGGTATTGTAGATTTTGCAATTTTATCTGACGGTATTAAGATTAAAAATCCTAGATTTTATGAAAAATCAGAAAAGAAACTTGCTAAATTGCAAAGAGAATTATCGAGAAAAACAATCGGTGGTTCTAATTGGAACAAAGCAAGAATTAAAGTTGCAAATTTACAAAAACATATATCTAATCAACGTAAAGACTTTTTGCAGAAATTAACAACCAATCTTGTAAAACAATATGATATTATTTGTATTGAAGATTTAGATGTACAGTCTATGAAAGAAACAGATTCAAGTGTTCGTAATAAACATGTGTTTGATGTTTCTTGGTCTGAATTTCGTAGAATGTTGACTTATAAATCTACGTGGTATGGAAAGACATTATCTGTAATTGATAGATATTTTCCTTCTTCACAAATTTGTCATTGTTGTGGTGTTAATGGTGGTAAAAAGTCTGTTGAGATTAGATATTGGATTTGTTCTAACTGTGGTTCAAAATTAGATAGAGATAACAATGCTTCTATTAATATTTTGAACGAAGGATTAAGAAATTTAAGTGTTTAAATAATATATAAAAACCGTAGGAACTACGGGGTTAGCTTAGATTTATTCTAAGAATTTTATGACTTTAGTTATAAAAAATTCAGACTTGGTTTGAAACTAATGTTAACGATGTTACTCAATTTAATTTACATCTTACCAATACAGACTTTAAACATTATGCAGAAGCAAACAACTTAGATGCTAAATCTGAATATCTGGATAGAATGAGAGAAAAGATAAAGCAAGATAGTCTGGATTATCAGAATGATAATATAGACAAAATAAAAGACTTGCAGTTGGTGTTTTAATGAATAAGAGTTTAATTGTTGGCAAATTATATAAGGCTTTATGTATTTATGAAACTTCAAAAGAAGATTATTGTAAATACTTAGAAACCTTATTAGTATGGTTAAACGGTGTAAAGAAAAGCGAGATAAATGAACAAGTTATTATTATCATAAGAGGTTTAAACAGATTAGGAACAGAAGCTACACATTATATGGTAAAGGCTTCTATTTTTCAAGCAATAGATTTTGTAAAATAAAAGGAGGGCATAGTCATGGCATTAACTTATTATGGTGCTTATCTTGAGGGTCTGGCTATGGCCCCTAACAGTAAGTATAGAAATGATATGCAAGCATTGGTTAATTCTCAATGGGAAAATACTACAGTAAAATATGATGTGGGCGAAGAAACTGAAATAGGTTCTTTTGAGTTTAATCCTATAGCGGTTTATATAAATCATGTTATAGAGGAAACAAGCACAGGACGTAAAAACGGTGATGATTTCAGAAAGTTAATTTTCAAGGATATTATTCAAGAGAACGGTTCTTCTGATAGAAATACTAGAGGATTATTATATCAATTTGACGATAATTTCTGGATTACAACATTTACAGACAATTATAACAGCGTTTCCGAAGCCGTTGTTGTCAGACGTTGTAATAATCTTGCAAAATATGTAGACGAAAATACTGGTGATATTATATCAATACCTTGTATTTTGGACTATACACCTACATCACCTTCACCTAAATACATGGAAGATATTGTTACCCCAGATAATCATGTTGTAATGATTGTACAAGGAAACAAGGAAACAATCAAATGGAAACAAAATAAAAGGTTTATTTTTAACGGTAGACCTTTTAAGATTACTGGGTATAACAATTATATGCAGAATAGTTATATAGACCAAGATACCACTATTCTTTATATAGACTTATATCTTGATGAAATTCAACCGTCTGATGATATTGAAAATAATGTGGCTAATCGTTATGAGCATACTTTTTCGATTATGATACAGAATGGTGATTTTGAAGCGATACAAGGTAGTAGTGGTAAGTTACAAGCTATTGTAATGAGAGATAATGAGCAACTGTCCATTCCTTTACAATGGTGGGCTGTACCGTCTGAAAGTGCGATGATAGATGAAAATGGCAATTATCGGATTTCAGATGATGTTGAAGTAGGTTTTAAGATTGAATTTCATGTTGGTACTGGTAAGTACAACACAGTACAAGATGAAGCAATATGTACAGTGGTAGAAACTGTGGCTGAGAAAAAAGAGATTGTTATATCCCCTGTTTTCACACAAGTACGTCAAGGTAATGTTCAAATTTTTGAACCAATGTTGATGATTAATGGTGTTAAACAGAATGTTGATATTACTGTAACTGCAACTGGTGTTAAACAAGGATATTATACTTTGTCTAAATCAGATAATACATATGCTTTAACTTGCATAAAACCTACGTCTGATGTATTGATTTTAACAATAGAATCTGATGATTTAACATTACAAAAAGAAATTAAGCTAGTGTCTGCGTTTTAAAAAGGAGTGTGCGTAAATGTTTAATAATTTTGCAAATTTGCCATATGTTCCTTATAAAATTATAATGACATTGGCTCAAAATAATGAAAATATATTTAAACTTCTTAAGTATGGTACTTATGATTGTTTAAGCAAACCTAATCTTACGTTTGAAGAAAAAATGGGAATGATTTATAAAAATCAAGACCAACAACAAAAATATAGGATATTTTTAAATCCTTTGGTTGAAAATATGCAATATGATGCAACAACCATATTGAAATGTTTTAAGTATGACAGTTATCCAATAAACCCTTATTTATGTACTGTTGTATATGAATTTGATGTTTTATTTGGTGATAAAATTGCTATTGTGGACTATAATGGTATTCCTTGTAATAGGGCTGATGTTATAGAAACTGAGATTATGAAAACACTTAATGGTTCTTATGCTATGGACGGTGTTGGACAATTTCAGTTTAACGCAGAACTATCACAATATTGTAGGTCTAGGGCGGCTTTGAATAATACAAGAAACTACAATGGTGCAAGTATATTTATGGCTGTTCAGATTGGTAGTATAAGTGAGGGGTGTGTTTAATGAAGTTTGATATAACACCTTATCAGAATTATATTGAAATGGATAAACCTATCCCTTATGTTACTAGACATAAACAAGTAATATTGTTATATCCAGTTAAGTTAAAAGAAGCTAATGACTTTGTAAACTGTTATAATGTACTTACAATAGATAAAAACACATTTGAAGATATAGAAATTATTCAGAGTTCTTATTTACAATTTCTTTTGCAAATGGTTTTAGGACAAGATTTGTTTGGAAAAGTTGAAAAACATTCTATGAGATATTGGCAATTTGTCAGAATCATAGAATTATGTTTTGGACTTGATAAGATTGAAGAACAGTTTAAAATCAAAATTAATGAAAAAGGTAAATTTATTCTTGAAATAAATGATGTGATTATAGATTATAAGGATTTTGATAACATAATTCAAATTATACAATATCAGAATATCTATGATTATGAAGATGAAAGAGATTTAAACCCAGATTATAAGAAAGCTGTTGATGAATATTATAGTTTGGTGAATAAGAATAAAGAACCCATAACATTAGAAAGAAAAATATCTATTGTTTCAGCACATAACGGCATGTTAAAGAAGGATTTGCTTGAAATGACTTTTTATAGTTTTACATCTTTGTTTAATGCTGTTGTTGAACAGATTGATTACGTTGTGAATAAGAATTTTGAAGCAAATGGTGGAAAGTTTAAAAAACCTATAGAGCATTTTGCATATAAAAACAAGAAAGGTAAATATGCAGATGCTTTTGTAAATAAAAAGAATATTGGACAAGGATTTAAAAATGTTTGAAATATGAAAGGAGTAATATAATGGATGCTTTTTTAGCCGGTGTAGCAAATGTTGACCTTTTTGTAGGCGATGAACTGTTTGCTACTGCAAAAACTTTGACAGATTCTACTTTTAGTTTTGATGTATCTCTCGAAGATATTCGTGGTGGACAAGGTGCAAAACTGTATGGCAAATATGCACATTCTTCCACAATGGACGTAACCCTTACTGATGTAATGTTCCGTCTTGAATTTATCGCAAAGAACATTGGTTCTGATATTGCGATTGGTGGCAGTGCTTTAACTGTTGAGGAAGTTACTGTAACAGATGCAGGACAGATTACTGTAGCAGGTACTCCTGTAGCATTTGGTAATTTTGGTACTATTGGTTGGTATAAGAAACTTAATGATTCTACATGGACTAAGGGTACTTTCAACAACAAGATTATCACTGTCGCAGGTGCTATGTCTGGTGATGTTTATTGCGTTAAGTATATAGTAAACAATGATTCCATGAGAGTGCTTACAGTAGGTGCTAACTTTATTCCTGCTACTGTTCATGCTGTAATGACTGGTACTCTGTTTGCAGGTAGTAGTACTAATCCAAATGAAGCTTCTACAACTAAGGTTGGTGAGGTTCAGATTGACATTCCACGTTTAATGTTAAACGGTTCACAGGAGATTTCTATGAGTATGACTGGTGCGGCTAGCACACCTCTTAATGGCTCTGCTCTGGCTTCTGCTGAAACCTCTAGCTGTAGTGACGAAGCTATTTATGGTACTATTAAGGAAATTCTGTCCACTGCTCAGTGGGAGAATGATGCTTATGCATTAGCTTTAACTCCGGCTGATATTGATTTACAAGCGAGTGAGAAAGAAACCATTAAGGTTTATGCTCTTATCAGAAATGCTCTGCCTAAGTTAGTAGACCCAACTGCTGTTACTTTTACAAGTGGTGCTGTTGGTACAGCTAAAGTAGATGATGCAACTGGTGAGGTAGAGGGTGTAGCAACTGGTACAACTACTATCCACGCTGTTCTCACTAAGAATCAAGCAGTTGAAGGCTATGCTAACGTAACTGTCGGTTAATCTCTGTTACTGGTTTGTACCTATATGCGTAGGGTGATATGCTCTACGCATTTTACATATTTTAAATTTTGTTGTAAAGGAAGTGGTTATTTTGTGTCCAGATTCATATATTGGTAAAGTAGATAATAGAGATAGAATTTTATGTAAAAGGCAGAACGGTAATATTTGTCCTTTTGTTCGTTGGTGTAATGTATCAGATTGTTGGAAGCCATTACCAAGTCAAGATACTTGTAGATTAAAAAGTGAATATATTGTTCCAGAAAAGGCTTCAAGGGTTCGTTTTGAAAAGAAAGGCGAATTGTATATTGAAGTTGAGAACAATATGGTGATTACATTGAAAAATCCTTTTAATTTTGTACCTAAATATGTTACTTTATATAAGACAAAAAATGGGTATGGTATTAATAAAAATAAGGGTTATGGTAAATAAAAGTATTGACTTTGTAAATAAAAAGTGCTATATATATTATATGAAAGTTATATAAAAATATAGTACATAAGGAGAACTGAATATGTTTACAACAATAAACAATAACGCAAGAACATTCAAAAGGGGAGAAGTTTATTACGCTGATTTAAGGAATACCCAAGGTTCAGAACAAGGCGGAGTAAGACCAGTATTAATTTTACAGAATGATACTGGAAATTTTTATAGCCCTACCATAATCATAATACCTTTAACTTCTAAGGTTAAAAGAGAAGATTTACTTACACATTATACATTATCTAAAGAAAAAAATAAATTTCTTGTAGATGATAGTGTTGCTTGTGCTGAACAAATTCGTGCTGTGGATAAGTCAAGATTTAAGAACTATATTGGAACTTTGAACAAAGCTGATTTGAGAGCAATTACTGGTATTGTATTTGCTAACCTTTGTGGTGACTAATTGGAATGAAATGAATAGATGGTTAATAAAAGAAAGAAGTGGCAAAGTTATGATAAAGTAGGTGAAAAATAGTGGAAGATATGACAGCACATGAAATTAAAGAGGACTTAAGAGAGGTTAAGTTAAAAGTAGACGAACATACACAAGATATTACTAGGCTTCAAGAAAGTCATAAATTTATTCAGAATTTATCTGAGGAAGTTGTAAAAACTAACAGAGCATTGAATGAAACTATCCAAGATATTAAAATCACAATGATTTCTTTACAAAGCGATGTTTCAGATGTTAAACTTCAAGTAAGTGATATTAAGACGGATTTTAATAGAATTAAAGATGAATCCAATTTTAATATTATGGAATACATAAAGAAAAATTTCCCTACAATAATTATTGCAATATCTTTTGTAGGATATATATTAGCAACTAAATATGGATTCAAATAGAAAGGACTGATATTATGCCAGATTTCGGAATTGTAAGTGTACCTGTAATTGTAGTTATTGCTTATCTTGCAGGACAGTTTGTTAAAAATTATACTAAATTAGACAACAATAAGATTTTGCCGATTGTTGGATTGATTGGTGGAATTGCAGGTGTTTTAGGTTATAAATATATGGTTGATTTTCCTGCTGATGATATTATGACGGCTGTTGCTATTGGTATTGTGTCTGGAATGGCTTCTACATGGGTAGACCAGGTTGCAAAGAAAGTGGTTACAGATAAGTAGAAATAGGGTAACACTGAATTAAATGGTCTACATGATAAACTGGTAGGGTAATTTTTTGAAAGGGTGTCACGTTTTGTTACACCCTTGTACATAGATTATGGAATAAAACGAAAGGACGGAACGAAATGGTTGAATTAAAAGAAAAAGTGGTAACAATTCCTTATACTGAGGACGAAAAAGGTGAAAAATATACGGTAAAACAGTATTTAACGCCAGAGCAGATTGAACTTATTGGAAATAATATGTTAAAGTGTTCAAATGCTGTTGAAAGAAATGTTATTAAAAATACAATGCTTGTTAAGTTAATAACTGATATTCCAGAGGAAATTGCTAAAGATTATGATATGCTTATCAAATCTGGAATTATAGATAACATTAATTTTAGAATTTATAATGTAAATGAAATTGATGATTATGTAGAAGATGAATTGTCAATTAGAACTAATGTAAATAAATTTTTAGAACAGTTGAATAAGACTTTAGATAAATACGCTAAGAAAATGCCTAACAATAAACAGATTGAGGACATGTTAGCAGACAGTAAAAAGTTAGTAGAAGCGTTTGGAAAGAAGTGATAAGGTAAAATGGCTTATGCTAAAAATGCGGCTGAGTTTTATTCTTTGTACAATGAACCAGTTTCTAAAGCTGTTGAATATGTAATGCAACAAATATTGGTGAATTATAAACATTTAATCAATCAGATTGTATATGCACATATACCAGAAGAATATGAAAGAACATATGAATTTCTGGAAAGTTGGCAAACAAAATCACAAAAAACAAGACAAGGTGGGTCTGGGATTTTATCCCAAGACTCTACTTTTATGTCTTATAATCCAGAAATGTTCCAACATGGTAGTTTATATACTACTTATGGTGATGTAAGAGATGAATTAACTGGAATTATATATCAAGGTCTTGGTGGTGATTTATTTGGATATGGTTGGTGGAATAAACCAAGAGATGCTTGGACACCGTTGATTGAACAGTTAAACAAAGGTGAATTAAAGAAATGGTTTATTGAAGGTATGCAGAAACAAGGAATACAATGTAGAAGTGTAGGAAGAGGTAAAAATATATCCTCTTTCTGGTAAAATTTGGAAAAGGGGATTATATGGAAAATGTTGTAATTGGACTGGATATGTCAACGAAAAGTTCTGGATATTCAGTTTTTAAAAATGGTAAATTGATAAAATTTGGCGTTTGGAAACAGAAGCAAGAGATAGCTTGGAGAGAACGTTGTATATATATGGGGAATGAGTTATCCACGCTATTGGACACTTATTCCCCATTTTTTATTTATTGTGAAGATACAATTTTAAGTGGTGAATGTGGTAATAATGTACAAACAGTAAAACAATTATCAGTGTTACAAGGAATTGTATTAGGTGTTTGTGCTGTACATAATGTAAAAATAGAATTTCTTATGCCTAGTAAATGGCGTAGTGATTTGGGTGTTTATGATGGTACTAGAGATGGAACTAAACGTCCAATAATGAAATGGAAAACCGTAGAAAAAGTCAATCATATTTTTGGGTTGGAATTATTTTATAATTCAGATAAACCTAAAAGTGTGAAAAACGATGATGATATTGGAGATGCTATTGGAATAGCATGGTCACAGATTAAACCTACTGAAATAAATAAAGGATTTGGTAAGAAGCCAAATATAAATGCTAAGAAAGGTAGGTACATAAACAATGGCATTGAATAGTAGTAATTTTCAAATACTTGTAAATGCAGTATTAGATGCAAAAAATATTCAAGCACAATTAGATAAGATAAGTCAAAAATACGCAACTATGAAAGTTGGCATTGATGTTGATACAAGCAAACTTAGTGATGCGTTAAGTGGGCTTAAAGGATTAAAAGTGGGATTTGATGATACCAGTACGAGCGCAGAAAAAACTTCTCAAAGTATTGGTGATATATTTACTAAAGTATCTAAGTTTGGTGGCGTAACACTTGTTATTAATGAGTTAAGACAATCGTTAATGGAAGGTGTAGATGCTGTTAGGGAATTAGATGCGGCTGTTACTGAATATAAGAAAGTGTCTGATTTAACAGACGAGGGAATGAAAAGTTTTGTAAGCACAGCAAGAGAAATGGGTCTTGAAGTAGGAAAAAGTGCTACTGAATTTATAGAAGCAGGAACTCAGTTCAAGAAAATGGGTTATTCAGACCAAGAAAGTTTACAATTAGGAAAAGTAGCAACTATGTTCCAGAATATTGCGGATACTGCAATTTCAGCAGGAGATAGTGCAAGTTTTGTGAACTCTCAGATGAAAGCATTTAATATGACAGCGGAAGATGCTCAACATATCATAGATGTCACTAATGAGGTTGCTAATAACATGGCTGTTGGAACTAATGATTTAGCAAAAGGTCTTACTGTAGCAGGTGCAGGTCTTTCCGTATTAGGCAACGATTTTGAGCAATCTATAGCGTTAATCACCTCAGGTACAGAAATACTTACAGGAAGAAGCGCACAGGTTGCAAGGGGATTAACTACAATAGGAAACAATATAGCAAAAGCCGCTAATGAAGCAGGTGAATTAAGTTTTAAAGTACAAGGTGTGACAAAATCCATAGATTTATTTGATAAATCTACAGGAGAAATGAAAAGTACATATCAAGTTTTTCAAGATTTAAAATCCAGTTGGGATGATATGTCACAAGCTGAAAAGCAATCACTGGGTTTGGCGTTGGCAGGTAAGAACCAATTTTCTGTATTTAACTCGGTTATGCTAAACCTTAATTCGGCTACAGAAGCTTATAAAATAGCTTTAGACTCCCAAGGTTCAGCACTTAAAGAAAACGCACGTTATCTTGATTCTATTCAAGGTAAAGTATCTCAGTTCACATCTGAATTAGAAAAGTTTTGGACTGAGGGTATTTCTTCAGATAGTGTAAAACGCCTTGTAGAATTTGGTACGCAAGTATTAAAACTTATTAATGATTTAGGCGGTATGCCCACTGTACTTACTGCTATTACAGGTGCTTTTATTACTCTTAATGGACATAAAGTACCAGAAATGATAGCAAAAATATCTACAAATGTTTTAGACATGATTGCTAAATTTGATTATGCTTATGCCGCTACAGGTTCTTTAGCACAAGGATTTACGGCTATGGCAGGTGCAGGTAGTTTATTAACTGCAAGTTTAGGTGCAGTATCACTTGTTGTTACTGGACTTGTAGCCGCTTATGGTTATTATAATACTCAACAAGAAAACGCAAGAAGAGCCGCAGAACAAGCAGGTAGTAGTTTTGAAGATGAAAGAAAAAATCTTTATAATTTAAGACTTGAATATATTAATGCTAAAGATGCCGCAAGCAACGAAGATGAAGATAAGCAGAAATTGAAATCTACAATTTCCAAACTTGCTAAGGCTTATGGTGTTGAAGAAGAAGCACTATCAAATTTGAACGGAACAAGAGCAGAAGGTTTAGATTTACTTAGTAAAGAAAATGCTGAAAAATCACAAGATTTTTTGAACAGAAATCAAGCTGAAATTCAGAAAGCGCAAAAAGCAACACAGGATATGTTAAATAGAACTTCGTTTTATATTCCTTTGAAATTTACCTCTGATACTGAATCCAGTGAATCTTTTAAGGCGTTTTATAATAAATATACAAAGAGTTTGGGTGAAGGCGTTTATGAAGCGGCAGGTGGTTATAAAGAATTAATAGCGGATTTAAACACTACTATTACCGCAATGCAACAAGAAGATAATCAAACAAAATTACATCAGCAAACTTTAGCGTTCTTAAGTAATACTCTTGTTGAATTAGAGGATAAATATAATAAAACTGCTACACTTACAAGAGAAGCCGCTGATGCAACGGTTGATGTTGATAAAAAGACGCAATCTTTTATAAATACTCAATATGATAGTCTTAGTTCTTTTGAAAGTGTATACAATGCGTTGCTTAAAAATAATTCGCAGATTCCGTTATTTAAAGAAGCATTAGATGAAGTTGTTGCTACGCAATTTCCAGATTTTGCGAAAGCATTAGGAATTGAATTACAAGATAATGGTGATAAAGCAAAAGAAGCCGCCGATGGTGTAAATCAATATGGTGAAGATGCAGGTGAAGCCGCTTCCCAAACAGAAGAATTTGAAAAAGCTATTAAAAGTCTTACATCAGAATTAAAAGGTGTTCAAGATGCTTATGATACTTTACATGAAGTAGCAGATGAATATAATAAAACAGGTAGTGTTACCATAGATACTATGGCAGATTTATTATCTTTAAACCCAGCATATCTTGAATCTTTACAAATGGTAAATGGTCAGTTAGTTGTTAATGACGAATCTTTAATGTCAATGGCACAAAGTTTTACTGAAACTGGAATTTCCGCAATTTCAAGTACACAAGGTTTAGATGTGTTTAGTGGAAGTGAACAAAATATTGGAATAAGTGCTGAAACGGCTAAACAAGGAACTGATGATTTAGGAACTTCTGTTACACAAGTAGGAACAGCAAGTTCACAAGCTAATTCTTATGTTGACACTTTTGGTAATACAATGATAACAGCAGGTAATAAAGGTGAACAAGGTGCAACAGGTTTGTTTAAATTTGCTTCTGGTTTGGCGGCTATATCAAATGCAAATGCTAATATAACTGGTGGTGTTGGGGTAAAATCTTATTCAGAAGGATTTGACGCACAGGTTCAAGCCTACCAGAAACAACAGAATAATAAAATTTTAGAGGAATTAAAGAAAAACTTACAGTTTAAACCGTCTACATCTGGTGGCAAATCTGGTAAAGGCGGTGGTGGTTCTAAGAAATCCTCAACCTCAGATGCGGAAAAGCAAGCAAAAGCAGACGCAAAGGCTTACAAAGAAGCATTTGAAAAAGAACTTGCTGATTTAGACAAACGAAAAAGTACCATGAAAGATAACGCTTCTACTGATAAATGGTATTATGAACAACTTGAAGAACTCACAAATAAATACTATAAAGATAAAGAGGGGTACGAGGAAGAATACAACAAGTACCATGAGAAAGCCTTAGACGGTATGACAAAAGCCCATGACGCGGCTTATACTGAGCGTTATAACCTCTTAAAACATCAACTTGCTATGGATATGATTTCTGAACAGGAATACTATGACGAACTTGAAGAATTAATGAAAGAGTTCTATAGTAATGAAGAAAAATATGCAGAGCAACGTTGGAAAATTGAAGAAGAGATTTATTCTGGACGTAATAAACTTGAAGAAGAAAATACAAGAAAAGCAGAGCAAGAAGCAGAAAAGCGTAAGAAAGCACGTAAAGAAGAGTGGGAGGAAGAAAAGGCTTGGTATGAGGAACAACAATCTAATCTGGAAACAGCGTTTAGTTATGTTGCTTCATTAGCGCAAAAAGAAATTGATGCACTTAGCGAAAGAAAACAAGCTATTCAAGACCAGTACGATGCTGAGATTGACAAAATAAACGAAAAGAACGATGCAACAAATGACGAAATTGAACTACAAGAAAAGTTAGATGCTTTAGCAAAAGCACAACAAAAGAAAGTAAGAATATATAGAGAGGGACAAGGTTTTGTTTACGAAACAGACCAATCTGCTGTAGACGAAGCTAAAACTGCTCTTACACAATATAAGAAAGAGCAAGACACCAAGAAAGAGATAAAACGATTAGAAGATATTCGTGACGCTACAATTAATTCAGTTGAAGAACAGATAAAGTATTGGCAAAAGTATAAAGATGAATGGGGAAATGTTACAGATAATTATACAACTGAACAGAATAAACTTCTTGCTGAACAAGTATTAGGCATTAGTTTAGAGGGTGAAAACTGGGAGAAACGTCTTGGTAATCTTCAAGATTATGTAGATAGATACAATGAAATAATGAGTACACTTAAGACAAGATATAAAAGTTACGATGATGATGACGATGAAGATTTTGGTGACGAACTTGACCCAGATGAATATTATTCTGATAAAGAACCTAGTTATTCTCATGGGTCTGGTGGTGATAACTGGTATGAAGATGATATTTCACATGGCCCGGGGGCTTATGCAAACGGTACAACAAAAGGTTATGGTTTATCTATGGTTGGTGAAAAAGGTCGAGAATTAAGAGTTCTTGGTTCAAGGTCTAATGAGGGTGACGGTATTATTCCTAATCATTTAACTGAAAATCTTATGCAACTTGGTAAATTCTCACCTACACAGTGGCTAAACAGCATTATAGACAAGGTAGGTGGTCAATCTACCCCTGTTTATAATTACGCCTTTGATAGTCTAGTGTTACCAAATGTTACCAACGCACAATCATTTATTGACGAATTAAAGAATTTAAAAAACAGAGCATTACAGATGGGTGGAAGGAGAGATTAATTCTCTCCTTTTACTATAAAGATTTTGTTTGTTTTGGTAAAGGAAGTGAATTGAATTATGCAAAATTTATACAACAATAAAGGAACCGATGTTAAGCGAGGGAATAGTAGCCTTGATGCTAAAACATGGGATATAAATAAAGAAATACTTGAAGCTATGAGAATTATTGCAAAACAGGAAGTTAATAAAGCACCTAGAGATATTACTAAAACTGGTTTGATTAAAAGTTTAAATTCTGATGGTACATATAATGTTGTTATAGATAATAAAGAATATAGCAGAGTTCCTAGTTACTCTGTCGCAAACTTTAAGATAAATGATATTGTAAAAGTCACATACCCACAAAATCAAGCAAGTAATATGTATATAAGCGGTGGTGGAAGTAGCAAATCTGGTGGTATTAGTGCTTTAGATGTTTACCCTGTTGGTTCAATTTATCTTTCTTTGGTTGCTACTAATCCTTCAACTTTTTTTGGTGGAAGTTGGTTGTTAATAGGACAAGGAAGAACTTTAGTAGGCGTTGACACTAATCAAGATAGCTTTAATCAAGCAGGAAAACTGGGCGGTGTGTATAGTAATGATTATACTCACGCACACACAACGCAAAATCATGTATTAACAATAAATGAAATTCCAGACCATCAACATGGTATGGATGGCAATACAAGTATTATAGCAGTAAAACATGGCTCTGCGGCACCTAATGAGTTTTCTCCAATTTCGGCTAATAATGGTTTTCAAATTCATAATAACGGTGGTTGGTTTAATGATTGGAGCAAAGGTACTATTACAACTACATTAGGTGCAGGTGGAGGACAAGGACATACACACGGAGATGTAACATTGACAAAACAAACTATTTCAACTGTACAGCCATATCTTTGTTGTTATATTTGGCAAAGAACATCTTAAAAAGTAGGTGATTAAATTTTATGGTAACTAAACCGATATTATATTCAATAAATGCATTTGATGCTTCTCAAAAGTCAACATTTACATTCTATTCAACTGGTGGTAATCAAGTTGTAAAGAACCAATTAACAATTCGTAACAATACCACAAACCAAGTTGTATACCAACAGTCTGTGGACTCATTTAAGTTTGAGCATACTGTTCCACCTAATACATTAACTAATGGTACATATTATAACGCTTATGTAATTACTTATGACGCACAAGGCGAAGCAAGTAGTCCAAGTGACCCTATACAGTTTTGGTGCTATACTCAACCTACAATAGAGTTTACCAATTTACCTGCAAATAATATTATCAATTCTTCAAGTTTTTTATTTGAGTTTACATATAATCAGATTGAGGGTGAATTATTAAACTATTACAATGTGATTTTATATAATTCTAACCATGTTGAAATTAATAACAGTGGTGAGATTTATGGTGGTCAGAGTATTAAACCACCAGTAACTCAAACTTATTTATTGACTGGATTAGATGATAAAGCAACTTATTACATTGAAATCAAGGGTTATACTATTTATGGAACTTATGTAACAACTGGTGAAATATTAATCACTGTTACATATTCCAGTCCAACTGTGTTTGGTATTCTTGGTTTGACTAATGATTGCACTAATGGTTATATCACTGGTGAAAGTATTGTTAGTATTATTGAGGGTTCAAGCAATCCAGAAGAACCAATATATATTACTAATGTAGACGGTAAAGAAATTGATTTAAGACCAGACGGTTACTGGGTAAAGTGGACAAGTGGTTTCCAATTAAACGGAGATTTTACGGCTCAATGGTGGTTTAGAGATATGAACGTAGACACACCAATCTCATTTTTTACTAATTCACAAGGTCAAAAGATTACGTTTACTTATAGGAACGGATATTATAGAAATGAAACAGAACTTAAAGCCTATGTAGATATGACTGTGGACAGTGGTATTGCAGAAGATGTTTATTATAGATATTCTCAATATATTCCATTACCACAAAATACAGATTATCTTACTTTATGGGTGAGAAGAATAGGAAATGTTTATAATATTTCTTTGATAAATTTAGGTAGCGTAATTCCTACCGCAACAAATTAATAATAACAATAAATAGAAAGTAGGTGAGAGGATAATATGTTTTCTTTCTTAAGGTACAATTTCGTACAAGACGGTAACAGCCTAGATATTGCACCTACCAGTGTAAATAATGTAACAACAGTTCAAGTTCAGAACGGTATCTTTGACCATTTTCATTTAACTAGTAATGTAACTAGTGATTATTCACCTATTAAAAATACTGAATGGGCTTATCTTGATATTATTGTTGCTAATTTTGACGGTAATATCAATGGCGGTAATGTAGATTTCTTACTGCAATATTTGACCGCTATTAAAGTAAAACGTAGAATTAAAGGTACATTTAACTGGGTTACTTTAAAGACAGTTACAGTAAAAGCATTTGAAGATTTAAACTTTGCTTTTAATGATTATATAGCCGCTAATAATACAGATTATGAATATGCTTTAGTTCCTATATTGAACGGTGCTGAGGGCGATTATATTACCAATAGTATTACTTCTCAATTCAAGGGTGTATTCATTTGTGAAAAGGATAGTATATATAAATTCTACGCTGGGGTAGCATATGGTACTGGTAAACGTGTTAAGAAAATAGGAGTGTTTGAGCCTTATGGTAGTAAATATCCAGTAATTGTTGCTAATGCTAAGACGAATTATTATAGTAATAGTATTAGTTTTACTGTTTTACCTTTAGATTATGAAAAAAATAGAATAATGGATAGATATGAAATCAATAAATTAACAGAGGAAATACTAAATTATATCACAGACAATAAAGCGAAAATTATAAAGGACTGGAATGGAAATATTTTCTTAATTTATCCAAGTTCAGAACCAAACATTACATATGATAATAACTGGGGTATGGGAAAAGTAGATATTTCCTTTGATTACGTTGAGGTTGGTGACGCAAATAACGAAAAAGACCTTATGGAATTTGGATTAGTAGAACCAGTAGTAAGTGGAGTTTCTACTACTGGAACGTAAGGGAGGATAAATTATGCCATTAAATATAACGCAGAATTTATACAATATCGCAAAACAACGAATGAGAGAACGTCAAATAAAGATAAATCTGCTCAATTATGAGTATCAGACCGTAAATGAAATACAGGGTTATGTTATCAGTGGTAATATAAATTGTGATAGTAACAATGACCAAAGGCGTTCATGTAGTGTTACTTTAGCACTGAAAGATACCGCTGATTTTGAGATAAAATCTGGTGGAAGAATATGGTTGGATAGATATGTTCAGATTTATATAGGTGAATATGATATACTTGCAAAAGACTGGGAATGGGTAAATTTAGGTATTTATCTTATCAATACCCCTACATGGAATTATGACGCTTCTACTAATTCATTATCATTTGAGGGACTTGACCTTATGGCAAGACTGAATGGTACAAGAAATGGTTATATTTCAGATATGCCAACAACGATTCCACAAGGTAGTAACGTAAGAAACGCTATGATTAGTGTGTTAAAGTTAGTAGGAGTAACTAAATATGTCCTTGAAGAATTGCCATATGCTTTACCTTATGATATACAAGTAGACGTTGGTGATAGTGTTTATTCATTACTTTCTCAATTAAGAGATGTAGATGCAACTATGGAAATTTTCTTTGATGTAAACGGAGTATTTAGGTATCAAAAGATTCCAAGTGGACATAATGAACCGTCTTTATTGGATGACGATGTATGGGATAATATTGTAACATCAGAAAGTATTACGTCTGATTTTGAAAGCGTTAAAAATGTAGTAAGAGTATTTGGAAAATCAATCGACCCAACATATTATCCAAGTAATATAACTCAGAGTGGAAATACTTATACTCTTACTATTGCAGATTATCCAACAACTTTTGATGCAGATACAAGTTTCACAGTAGGTTGGACGGCTACTACAGCAGTTGCAAGTCCTTATATTAAAGTGAATGATAACAGCGCATTACCTTTGGTTAATGAGGACGGAACAGCGGCGGTACTAGACCGTAACAACCAGTATTACGTTGCCAGATACCAGAATGGTAAGTTTATATACCTAGGCTATCAACAGATATACGGTGAAGCTAAAGACGATAATCCACAAAGCCCTTATTATGTAGGGGGTACAATAGGTGAGATAGCAATTCCTTTGTCTGGGGGTGAATATGATAATATATATACTAATGATTTAGCAAGACAACGTGCTAAATATGAATTATATTTACGAACCAGAATGAATGACAGTGTAAGTTTGACATGTGTCCCTATATGGTGGCTTGACGTAAATATAGTTGTTTCATACACACCTAAAGATTCTACAGTTCCAAAACAGTATCTTGTAAAAAGTTTTAGTGCTGATATGCAAGAAAGTGGTTCAATGAATATAAGTATGATTGCTTATTATCCAGAATACGAAAGTTTCTAAATAAGTGGAAATATTTCAAAATAACTATTGACACAAGGCGTAAAGTATGGTAAGATATAATTAAGTTAAGGAAAGGAAATAAAAGATATATGTTCTCCTTATAAATTGTATACATTGTTGTTCGTATCCATGTGCGAAAAATCCACAACGTTCCTTTTCTTAACTGGATTTTCATTATCATTTACTTGCCATAGTGATAATGAAATTAATTCAGCTAAAGTTGAAATAAGGCTACCGCAATCCCATTGGCTTTAGACAATGGGTAGTTCACAAAAGCCTGTGATGGTGACAATTCAAACTAACCTATGATTAGATAGGTAGTTAGTCACAAAAAGCTGAACCCTTTTATGTGCGAGAGATAAAAGGTGAATGGTGACGTAATGCTTGGAAAAAAGAACTAAGCATATTTTTCTTATTTTCATTAAACCTCCTGTAATACGTTTTTGGTAGCAAGAAAGAGTGTTTCTTAATAGATTCACTCTTTTTTGTTGTAATAAAATAAAGAATAATATATAATAATATTTAGATTACATAGAAAGGAAGTGTGATTTATGAGTGAACGTTACCCTCAATTTCCGAGTACGACTTTTCCTAATCAAGTACAAACATTTACAACTTTTTTGGATATTACGGCTTCTGACGCACAATTAATTCAGCAATATCAGACAGCTATTCAGTCTAATGATTATGAAACCGCACAAAATATATTTGCACAAATTCCAAACGGTAATCAAAAGATTATCAATGCTCAAAAATTAAATACGATTATCAATACTTGTGAAGCGTTGGAAAATTTTTATAAAACTGATGTGCAACCTTATGTAGAGGGCAAGCAAATTGAATGGCAGAATATCATCAATTTATTTGGCTATAAGGGAATATATAACCCTACTATAACCTATTCTAAGAATAACTTTGTAACATACACCTATAACGGTGTAAATTATGTGTATATTGCTGTTACTAATCCACCTTTGGGAACAGATCCCACAAATACAACTTATTGGCGAGTGCTTTCTATTCGTGGTGAAAAAGGTGATTCTGGTGAGGGATTGTCTTTCTTAGGAGAATGGGATAGTACAGTACATTACACCACACAGAACGTAGTAACATACGGTAACTATGTGTGGGCTTGTATTGAAGCTAATAATAACCAAGCACCTTTTGAGGGTTCGCAATACTGGGTTAATATTGGTTCTGTTAGACCTAGAGAAATTCCAGTACAAGGGGGAACGCCAAGTCAACAAGAAACTGGTGATTTATGGTTTAGAATTGTGAACTAAGAAAGGAAAAAAATATGGCAAGTTTTGAAGTCAGACGTTGGCAAGACTTATCATTAAGTAATAGAAACTTAATGCAACAGTTTTCTCAATATTTTAGAAAGGGTTATTTTAGTCAAGCATTAGCGTTAATTATGAACAATGATGACATTGATTCTGAAACGGTTATGCCAATATGTTTCAATATGATTCATACGGCTCTTGAATATTTACAGAATTTATATTACAATGCAGTAGAGGTTAAACTTGCAGAAGATGAACAATTATTCCAGACAATGCTTAATAATTACATAAATAAGAAAGAATATCAAGCTGATATACAATATGAAATGTATAACTTTGTTGTTTATGACAAACAAGTTTATATGTGTTTAAAACAATCAACTGGAAATCTGCCTACTGATATGGAATACTGGGTGTTGATTGGCTTAAAAGGTGAGGTTGGTGCGACAAGTATTGACGTTCAGTTAAAAGATGTTTGGGATAAAACAGTAAATTATGCTATTAATGACGTTGTTACTTATGAAAATGTAATGTATATTGCTTTAAAAGCGAATACAAATGTTCAACCAGATACCACACCTAGCACATGGCAGGTATTTATGAAGTTTCCAAAAGCAAGAGTTATTGTATCTGAAACAGAACCAACTGACGAACAATTAGAAGTTGGTGGTCAATGGTGGAAAATTTTATCTATCGAAGTTTAATAAAGAAAGTTGGTGAAAATATGGCAAGTTATAACATAGAAATGAATGTAAAAACTGATACTGGATATGACCAATTATATCCTCAGACTAAAATAAAAAATGTAGAAAATGGTGCTTTTAAATCTGTAAGTGTGCAAGTAAATGCTCCTAGTGCAGATTGGCAAGGTGATAATGCACCATATACATTAACTTTAACAGTAAATGGTGTTACGGCTGAGAATAATATTGAGGTTGGTTTAGCTTCAAATGCAACCTTAGACCAAATTAAACTATCCATGAAATGTATCATTCAGTGTACAGCACAAGCAGAAAATCAGATTACTCTTACAGCTTATAAGAATAAGCCAACGGAAGATTTACCCATCCAAGTGCTGATTATTGGATAAGTTTTATTAACAAAAAGAGGTGATTTTATGTCAATTATGAATAGATTTCCTACTGGTGGTGGTAGTTCTGATATTGCAACTGCTGAACCAAATAATGTATTAAAAGGATATACATTCGTAGGAAAAGATAGTGACGATATACAAACTGGCACATTGGAACTGACTGGAAACGCTATAGAAAGTCATGTTATCAAAGGTGCTACGTTTTATAATACAGACGCTAAAATTAAGGTTACTGGCACAATGGAAGTTGGTAATGTAAGTAATTTAAACTTAGCTGTTTCTATTGGTAGAAATATTACTGTTACTTGGTCTAACCCTATACAAACTACTGGTAGACCTTATAGTGGTGTATATGTTAAATATAGCACAAGTGGAAATCCTGGGACTGGTGGTACTCAGATTTATAAAGGTACTGGAAATAATACTACAAGTGGTGGTAGAAGTAGTGTTACTTTGGGGTTTCCTAATCTTGGAACTAGGTATTACATAAGTGTGTATAGTTATTGTGTGACAAGTAATGGGGAATTGATAGGAACACCAATACAAGGTAATATTGTAAGTGGTAGTACATATACACAGACGATTACAAGTAGTACAAATGTAACTGTACCAAGTGGATATAGTCAAGTTGATATATTTTGTGTTGGTGGTGGTGGCGGTGGTGGGCATGGAGAAAGTCGAGATAGAAATTCAACTTATGGTGGCGGTGGTGGCGGTGGTGGCTACACTAAAACTGCTTCTAATGTTAGTGTATCTTCTGGACAAACTTTAGTATGCTCTATTGGTGGCGGTGGCGGCGCTAATGGGGGTACTGGTGGCACTACTTCTGTAACAAGAAGCGGAACTACATTATGTACTGCTTCTGGTGGATATGGCGGTGACGGTGAAACTACTTCACCATATTATCGTGCTAGTTGTGGCGGTAGTGGCGGTGGAGTAGGTGGTTCAGCGTATGGATATACTTATGGAAATAATGGCGGTAGTAATGGTGGCAATGGTGGTAATAGTCCTGGTGTCACAAATAGTCAAGGATTAGGTCAAGGAACAACAACTCGCCCATTTGGTGAAAGTTCTGGTACTGTTTATTCTGGCGGTGGTGGTTCTGGTGGACAAGGATTAGGTGCTTTAACACCGGGTAACTGGGGTGGCTCTGGTGGTTCTATAGGTGGCGGTCATGGTGGTAATGGTACCTATAGAAGTGGAGGTTCTTCTAGTGAACCAGATTACATTTTCGCTAGTGCGGGCGGCAATGGTTCTGCTAATACTGGTGGTGGAGCAGGTGGTGGCGGTGGTGGCTATGCTTATAGTGGTAGGGACGGTGGTACTGGTGGTTCTGGAATTATCCTTATCCGTTTCAAATAAAGAAAGGAGTATCATATGGCTATAATTAATAATTTTATATCTGGTGGCGTTGATACTTCTGAATTGACTGCAACCAAATCAGAAGTTATGAAAGGTTATATCTTTCTTGGTTTAGGTTCTGATGATGAACAAACTGGAACCCTTGAATTAACTGGTAACGCCAATGTAAATCAAGTATTAACTGGTACAACTTTTTATACCACTAATCCACAAGCCCAACAAACTGGCACTTTAACAGTGAATAGTATTTTCGCTTATTAATATAGAATGAAAGGATAGAAATGATATGATTGTACATCAAGTTTTTGCTATTGTACATGAGGAAACTGTACAGAATATTATTGTATGCGACAATTATGAACTTGCTAATCAGATTGCAAGAGGTACTTACGGCAATGAAGCTATCGCAGTAGACTGTTTACAATACCCTTGTTTTATAGGTTGCAAATATAAAAACGGCAAGTTTTATGACTTAGAAGATAATGAAATTGCTTACGTTCCAACACAAGAACAGCAAGTTGCGACTTTACAACAAATTAATAAGACCCTTTATAAAACAGCTAAATTATCAGCACAGAATTTCACAGACGAACAAGCCGTAGAAGTTCCAGAACTCTATCCAGTATGGACTGAGGGCGTTGAATATAAAGAGGGAGATAGGGTTACTAACGAGTACGGTGAGTTATACAAGGCTGTAGTAACTCATGTGTCCAATTCTAAGGATAAAGAGGAAATTGGTGAGGAAACGGCTGTTACTAATTCATTTGAGAATGATGATAATGGAATTATGTTGACAAGTGTTGAAGATGAAATTCCAACTACAAGTAAATGGATAAAATTATCATAAAGTGATTAAAATTCGCTTGACAAATAAGGTGACAAGTAGTATTATAAATAAAGAACAATTCATATAGAAAGTTTACAGACTTACTGTTTTAAATGAAAAATAAAGTGCTATAAAAATTGTTCTAAAACTATTTTAAAAATTATGTATTTCTGTATATTAACCTTAAAGGAGGTAATTATTATGGCAGTAGCAACTGGAAAGCATGCAGATTATAGAACCAAGGAACAGATGGCAAATGATTTAGCACAGACTAAAAGACCAAAGGGCGCACAGGATACAACCTATGTAACAACTGGCCCTGCAACTGGTAAAACAGATGAACGTGTAAGACCTCAGACCCAAAGACCTGTTAAGGATTGATAATTAAATAAATATATTACAATGGAGAGGAATTAATAATAGTTCCTCTCTTTTTGTTATCATAAATTAGAAAGAGGTTCATAAATGAGAACAGTAAACAAAGTTGGTGGTGCTAACGGACTTTCCTATACTGAATTTTATGGAATTTCCACAGACATTAAACCTACTGATGATACAATCCCTAATGGCAGTGTGTTTTATGAAATAGACCATAATATGCAAGAATACCGTTGGGATAAAGAAAATTCCATATGGCGAAAAATTAGTTCTGTTACTTCTGTTACAACGGGTGGTGGAACGACTGCTACTGGTGATTACTTGCCTTTATCTGGTGGTACTATGCAAGGTGCTATAAATATGTCTGGTTATCAAGTTGAAAACGCAAGTGAATTGACATTAGGTGAAACTGGATATGTTGGTATCATTCCTCACGAAATTACAAGTGAAATTGATAACGGAACTACTGTTGAATTATCTAATCCTAAGACAAAGAAAGATATTAAACTTAGGGGAATTGATACACCAACAAACGATAATGATACTGTAAATAAGAAATATGCTGATAATATAAAAGAATATGGGATTGAGCATAGTCCAGTTTTGGACAGTGGTCAAGAAGAATTTGTTTTAGGTCAAAATGATTTGGCTTATGTGTTTAAAAATTCCATGGTAATGGATAGTGGGGATAGATTTTATTTTGCTGACCCAGTATCATTAACTGATGGTAGATTAGTTCCTTTTATAACTTCTGCTATGACTGGTGAGGAATATCATTTACTGGTTGGTACTTATCCTAAAGGCGTACAAGATGGGACACTTGCCCCAGTTCAGATAGATGGTGTTGCTGAACCTACTGGTGATAATATGGCTGCTAATAAGAAATATGTTGACGATTCCATAAATTCTGTTACAAAAAATCAAGTCACTATTCAAAAAGCAGATAACGCCAATATGCGTATTAATCTTACTGTAAATGGTGATGAAGCAAGTGGTGTATTGGATTTAACTGATAAAAATGGCAATCCAGTTATTGTTAGAGGTGTAGATACCCCCGTCCAAGATACTGACGCTGTTAATAAAAAGTATTTTGAAACTCATTTGCCAAGCGATTTTGTTCCGAATAAAGATTTGGATATGAAGCAGTATAAGCTAATCAATACTTCTGCTGTAGAGATTTATGGTGGAATTAATGATAGTGCGAACAATACTTATTTTATCAGAGAAACTTCACAAGCTTCTATCAATACTGATACAAAGATTCCAGAATATGTAAAAGTTATTACTGGCGTTCATACTGGTGATATAAACCAAGATGTGATTTTAAGAGGTATTAGGGCAGGACAACAGAAAAATGATGCGGTAAATTATGGTCAATTCAAAACATTAGCGGATTCTTTTGAAAGATGCCAGCATGACGTTAAAAGTCTGAACGCTTGGAAAATGACTTTTGACGAAAATCAAGTAACCAATACTGTAAATTCTATCATTAAATATACAGATGTTGCTTATGAATTGACAATCGCAAGTGGCGAGGAGCAATGGTATAGTTATGATTTAGCAATGCAAAGTGGTTACACTCCAATATCTGCTACTTTGGTTATTGATGATACTAACCCGTTTGTAGGTCATTGTTCTTTGGATATTACACCAGACGGTACTTACAATGCTTTAATTTATCTTAAATCCCAAGGTGACGATAAGACTTGCAACTGTAAAGTAAGACTTGTGTGGATAAAAAATCAGTAAAAATATAAGTGTATCTATTGACTTTTAGAAAGCTATGTGCTATTATCGTAAGTAGAAGCATATAGCTTTCTAAATTTATATGAAAGGGAAATGGAATAATGGCTAATAAAACAGCAAAAGGTTTAGTGGAATTTGCCAAAAGTAAAATAGGCGTTCATTATGTTTATGGTGCTAAAGGTGAGATTCTTACTAAGACTAAGATTTATTCATGGGCTAGGCAATATCCAAATATTTACACACAAGCTTATATTAATAAGGCTTTACAATGGGTAGGTGAAGAAGCTGTTGACTGTTCTGGACTAATTTCATGGTATACTGGTATCATTCGTGGTTCTGGACAGTTTGAACAGACTGGTAACAGCAAAATCCCACCGTCTAAATTAACAGATGATAAACTGGGTTACGCAGTGTGGAAACAAGGTCATATCGGCATTGTACTTGACCGTAACCATGTAATCGAAGCAAAAGGTATCAATTACGGGGTTATCCAGAGTAACTTAAATTCGACACCATGGAAAAAAGCATTTAAGATTAAAGATATTATATATGATAATACCGTTACTGAATATAAAAACGGTTTCTTTAAGGTAAACGGCTCATGGAGATATTATAGAAATGGAATTATTGTAGTGAACTCATGGGTTAATGATAATAACCGTTGGTATGTTGTTGATGGTGAAGGAAAATTAATCACAAATCAGTGGTTCTATGAAGATGGAAAATGGTATTATTTGTCTGGTGATGGTGGTATGATTTCTAATCAGTGGCTTGAATATAAGGGTAATTGGTATTACTTTGATGGAGTAGGAGTATGTTTAACTAACACTTGGTATAAGTATCACGATAAATGGTATTACTTAGATGATACTGGTGCTATGAAAAAAGGATTATTAGAAGATAATGGTAGTTGGTATTATCTTGATGAAAACGGTGTTATGGTATCAGATGTTAATATTAAATTTAGCGCAAGTGATGATGGAAGTCTTAAATTTAGTGGACTTACTAATAAAGAAGATTAAGATAAAAAGCGAAGGGAAAATAAAAATATGAGTACAGTTTCTATTATTTTATCGGCAATTTCTATTTTAAGTTTAATATTTGCATTTATTTTACTTGTAATTATATTTATGATTAGTTCTTTTAAACGTAATTATGACTATGCTGTTATACTTGCAAAGGCTGTTACTTATTTATCAGTATTTGCTACGGTGACAATGCTTATAGCTGTTTCTATTAAATAAGGCGAGAACACTCGTTACTTTAGTGGTGTGAGGTTCAATAAATAAAGGTTTAAATGAGAAATAACTTTTGAGTATGTTATCAATCGTTGGTTTAATGCTCTTAGCAGTGGCAGTGATACTTATATTTTTCTTAATTGTAATATTTATTGCTTTTATAGTAGACCTTGGTTTAAATGAACCACAGGCTTTGTTATCTATAATAGGAATTATATTAATAATGATTGTTTTACTTGTACTAATTTTTAAATTTTGTTAAATTATTAAGAGGGCTTAAACAGCCCTCTTTTTTATTATACAGAATGTCATAATTAAATTACATGGTATCAGTTAGTAACAAAGAGTTAGGAAGATTACGACATTAAAAACGATAACTTGATTAACAAAATAAAAGAGGGGTGTTAACCCCTCTTTACTTATTCGTATCTATTCGGTTTTTTCGTCTACTTCTGGATTACCGATTTCTGCAATAACTTTATTTAAACAACCCCCTACATTCTCAATACATTCCATTGTAAGTTTAGTGAACAAGTATAAAAATCTTGTTTCGTTATCTGTAATAAGTTCTGGTTTTTTCACAAAGTCATTAAAATTAATGCCATATCGAGTTTGAAAGACTTTTACAATCAAATCTGCGTTTTTAAGTGTTTCTTTGAGGAGTCCTTTAACAAGCATAATCTGCTCAATAGAATTTGTAATGTTTTCTTTTGAAATAGTTGTAGTTTTTGGTTTGGGTTCTTTTTCTTTTGTTTCTGAATAATAATAACGTGTAAATAATTCCCAGTCATTGCTTAATAAACTTTCTTTACTAGGAGTATAACTAATATCAGCTTTTTTAAAAAGCGGCTCACCATAAAACCATCTAAAGCTAACTGGGTCAATTAAATTTTCCCAACTTTTTCTACGAATATAAACTTTACCACAAGCATCTAAAGTTTTCTGTTTTTCTTCTGCTTTCTTGATTGTTTCTAAAAGTGTCATAATGTTTTTCTCCTTTATTTTTTATTTGTCAATAAAATTAATAAAACAAATTCAATTAAGAACCAAATTGAATAAAGAATTGCATAATCTATTTTTTCTGCCCATATAGCTATATTAACCATTATCAATAAGATAATGAAAACAATTAAATTAAGATAAGTAAAAATTTTTTTCATTGTTGTTCTCCTTTTTATAAAATTTACTTAATTCCGCTACTACCAAAACCACCTCTTGATTTTCCGTCTAAATGGTCTACTTTTTCAAAAATAATAGTAGGCTGTTTTTTTACAATACGGAACTGACAAATACGGTCATTAAAGTCGATATGTGTATCTCTGGTTGCGTATACTGGATATTTCCACACATCTGTATCACCAGAATAGGAATTGTCGATTATCAGTTTTGTTATCTTATAGGCTTTTTATCCTATAATTCTTATACTTTATCATTGTATAAGCTCGGCGTACATTTTCTTTATACTTGAAATATTCAAGTGCCAGAAAAGTCGGATACTCTTGGACAGATTATATTTATTCACTGTCTACGCTCTACGGTGTTAAATAGCCTTGCGTAATCTATTTACTTACCTCGGTATTATCCTTTTTATTTGATGGACTTCACCGATTTTACCCGATAATAATTCAAAAAGTTACTGGCTTACTTTTTGAACGGCATAATTATAATAAATAACAATTTGTTTATTTCTTATTTCTTGTTTTGCTTCTATAGATTTTATCATATCTATAGCACGTTCATATTTTCTTGTTAATCTAAATTTTCCACAATCTGAATAAATTAATTTTAAAAAACAATAATTTGTAATTTTATCATTGCAAATTAGTTGTCCAAATTTTCCTCCGTTGTATTTTTTAGATTTTGCTTCATTAAGTCCACAAAAAATATTTTTGCTTTCAAGAAATTCTTTTAACAAAACTAAATTCCTATAATATCCCACAATAGAACAAGAATATAATTTATCTCTTATTACAATACTTCCATCACCGTCAAAATACCCTCTAATAAAATGAGGAAATAATTCTTTAGAAATATTAGGAATTACACATTTATAAGTTTTTGCATAATCAATTCCTAACGCTCTAATATCATCTACAATTTTTTGACTGCTAATTTCCAAAGAAACATAATGTTTCGTTGCTGTTCTTTCTTCTAATTTAATAGGCTTATTTGTATCAAGTTCTTTTTTGAATAATTCTAATATTTCTTTATCATTTTCTTGAATACAAATTCTTAATATATCTTGTTTTTCTTGCTTTGGTTTATAAATACAACCATCTGTGGCAATAAATCCTAAAAGATATGCTTTTTGTGGTGTATCAATATTTTCAAAGTAATTTTGGTTATTAAGATAATATATTCTTCTTTCTTTACCTAACAAACCATGTTGTGACCATACCTGAGATATTTTTGAAGATGAAACATTATATTTTTTACTTAATTGAACCGAAGTATGAGTATGATATTTACTAATAATTTCTTGTATTTGTTTTTCGTTTAATACAGGAGGAATCTTATAATCATAACCTATTTTATTGGCATAATTAATAATAGTTTTGTCAGAAACATTATAATATTTTCCCATCTTTTTTGAAGATTTTAATTCTTTATATTTTTGAATAAATTCTTTTTTGCTAGGGTTGAATATTTTTACTTTTGAAATATTGTTTCTTCGCCAAATACCCCGTATTGTAGTAGGTGGTAAATTAAGTTCTTTACTTAATTCTGTAGAAGTTTTGTTAAAAGCTTGTTCTATTATATATTTCTTTGTTTCTTCTGATAAACGTCTTATTTTCATAGATTCCTTTCTTTAAAAACAAAGAAATAAAAAAATAAACAAATTTTATTTATTATTTACATACCAATATGGTTAGTCTGAATGATACCATAATTTTTAAACGTGCTACTTCTTGGAACAATATGGGCTTCATAGCCATCTGGAAGTTTCATACTCACACCAAGAGAAATAAGTTTAAATTCACCAGTTTTCAAGTCAATTCCATTAGGTTCAGCACATCTTAAATCAATCCAATCTGAATTTGCACCGTTGATATTTTCAAGAGGTGTGATAGGTTCATGGTATTTGATTTTGATTGTTTCGCTATCTGTATTGTTTGTTACGTTTTTCTCTGTGGTGGCTAATTTAAGTAATTCCTCTGGTAAATAATAACAATAATAACGTTTTTCTTTTTCGTTGTCAAAACAAACACAATAAGGTAAATCTTCATCTTCTATGTCTGTACCAATGATTTTACCTTTTGAGTTTAATATTCTTTCTGGATGATAAATACCACATATTTCTAATTTCCTAAATAAATCAGGTAATTTTTCAAGAACAACAACATCATTCTTTTTGAATTTTAATTCATTTCTTTTCATATTTAATCTCCTTTAATATATTTTGTATTGCTTTGTACGTTAATCATAATACTTTTTATAGTAAAAGTCAATGGTTTTTATAAAATTATGTGTTAGATTTTTGTATAAAAAATGTTAAATATTCAGACTATTTAAAATGAAATTTCTATTGATTTTATATAGGAAGTGTTGTATAATTTCTATATAAGAAAGGTGGTGAACGTATGAAAACTGGTACAGAAAATTATAGTAAAGTGAAAGAGTTAAGTTTAGGAGATATTGGCGTAATATTATTATATAAAAATAATATACCAAAGGAGAATAAAAATGTACAAAGATAAAGAAAAAAGACTTCAATATTCTAGACAATGGGGTAAAGATAGTAGAAAATTTGCTTTAGAACACCATTTATGTACACGCTGTTTTAAAGAACGTACTTATGGTGATGAACGAATGTGCTTATTATGCAAAGCAAAAGCATATGAACGTAGACAAAAAAGAAAAGAATTAATGTCGGAGGAAGAATATAAAGAGTTTAAGTTAAAATATCGTGACAAAGATTTAGAACAAAAGAGAAAGGTTAAATTAGAAAGAAAAGAAAAAGGTTTATGCGTAGAATGTGGTAAAAGAAAAGCTATGAACAATAGAGTGCGCTGTGGTATTTGTCTTGTTAAAGATAGGGAAAGACATAATTTAAAGAACGCTGAATTAAAAGACCCAACTAAAAATAGACAATATAGATTAGAAAATCATTTGTGTTATACTTGTGGTACATCTTTAGATAAAGATAGTAAAAGTACGGTATGCGATAAGTGCCATAAAATTTTTAGTGATGGTGCTAAAAAAACTAATGATATTATAAAAATAAAATATCCTAATATGAATCATAAGTTATTTATTAAATAATAGAAAAGGAGATAATAAAAGTAACTTTTAAAAAAACTTGATTTAACAATACTCGTAAAAATATATTAAAGGAGAAATAAAATGAAAGTTGAAAAAACTAAACCTATAAATGTAGAGTTGATGACAGGAAATAAAAAAGGAGAAAATAAAATGGAAATTACAGAAAAAGAATTGTGTGAGTATTGTAGTAAGATACCAAACAATAAATGTAATATTACTTGCAAATACTATAAGACTTGTAGGTGCTTTATAGTAGAAAAAGGAGGAATGGTACCAGATTATTATACTTTTGATGGAGTGTATACTGGTGAAAATTCTAATAGAATTTGGGAAGTTAAAGATAATATAGAAGAGAAGGAGAAAGATAGTATGTTACCAAAAAATGTTAAAATTACAAACAAAAACGAGGATAATATAGTGTATGTAAATGATTGCTCAAAATATCCAATTAAGAGTGATGAAGAATATGTTTGTATTTTTGACGGTAATGTAATCAATAATAATTTTGTAAATATTAATATTTATGGAATTATAATAGATATAAACGAAAAGAATATTGTTGTTTATAATAAAGAAAACAAAAATATTAGTATAGTAGATAGAAAAAGTATTAAATGTTTTTTACCTAAAGAAGAATATAATTTAATACGTGGTAGAGATTAGTAACAAAGAGTATAAGGAGTTTGGTTATGGGACTTGATATAATAGCGTATTTAGTATTTTGATTGAAAATTTGGACAAAGAAAGGAAATAAAAAATAAGTAACAAATAACCCTCCGGCAATAAGTCGGAGGGTTTTGTTTTTATATTATATTGCTTCTAATTTTGTTTTAATTTGAAAATTTGCTTTGTCTATAAATGTATTTAAGTTTTTCATTTCAGGATTTTCGTTTAAAAATTTGCTCAATTCTTTTAAATTATCAATAACAAGATTATAACGGTAAGTTTTATTTGTTGAGTTGTTTGTCACAGACAGCATAAAATTAATCACTTCCTTTCAAATCTCAAATCAAATTCTGATATGGTTACTAACCAGTATAACCATGGTAACAAGCGTTTAATTAGTTCGGCTGATAAAGTGTTAGGGTGTGAGATAAGAGGGTTTGTTTTGCATCTATTACTCGTTGGTTAGAACTTCCTCTATAGTATAAATTACTATCTTTTTTATCATATTCAAATCTTCCATCTACAAAAACATCACAAGAAGCTACTAATTCATATCTTAAGTAATCAATTTCATTATAAGAAAATGCTTCATAAATTTCTTCCCAAGTATAACCAGACCACAACCATATTTTTTTACCAAGTTTATGTGTTCTTTTACATAAATGAATAAGTTGTTTTAATCCTTCTTTGTTTTGGCATAAAGGATCTCCGCCTAATATTTCAAGACTATAAATATAATCTTTATCAAGTAATGATAAAATAACATTTTCAGTGTCAGAAGTATATGGTTTGCCATAATTAAAATCTTGTTGCTCTTTGTTGAAGCATTGAGGGCAAGCGAATTTGCATCCGCTTACCCATAAACTTACTGAAAAATTTGGTGAATTACTTATATCCATTTCTCTTATTTGAGCATAATTCATAATTATTTCTCCTGTTCTTCTTCGTATAAGTGATTATCAATATGAACATATCTTTCTTTTATTTCTTGTGTACGACCTTGATTCCAGTAATTATTTCCTATATATCCGCACGTTCTCCGACTTACCCTCATTTTATCATGATCTTTATTACCACAAATAGGGCATTGCCAATCAAGAGTACCGTTTTCATCTATAATTTTCATTTCCACTTCGCTACCACATGCTTGGCAATAATCAGATTTAATATTCAATTCAGCATACATAATATTTTCATACATAAATTGTAAAATCTGTAATACTGCTTCAATATTATGGGAAAGATTAGCACTTTCACAATAACTAATCATACCTCCGGGGCTTAATTTCTGAAATTCACTTTCAATCTTTAATTTTTCAAAAGGATTTATTTCTTCAAATACTGGGATATGATAGCTGTTTGTAATATAATTTCTATCAGTAATTCCTTTAATTTCACCAAAATCTCTTTTTAAGGCTTTAGCTAATTTATAAGTGGTTGCTTCTAAAGGAGTACCATATAAACTATATGAAATGTTTTCATTTTCTTTCCATTTGTTACACTTTTCGTTTAAGAATTTCATTACTTTTATTCCAAATTCTTTACCAACGCCATTATCAAAATGTGAATGACCTGTCATATATTTTACACATTCATAAAGTCCTGCGTAACCTAATGATACAGTAGCGTAACCACCAAACATCAAATCTCCTATCTTTTGGTCTGAATTTAATCTGCCAAATGCACCGTATTTCCATAAAATAGGAGCAACATTTACAGAAGTTTCTTTTATTCTATCTACGGAAATTTTTAATGCTTTATGACAAAGTTCAGTATATTTATCTAATTCTTCCCAGAATTTTTCAAAATTACCATTAGACATTAACGCAATATAAGGTAATGAAATAGTGCAAACACCACAATTATATCTACCATAATACTTAGAATTACCAAAATTATCAATGAAAGGTGTTAAGAAACTTCTACATCCCATGCATGGATACACATTGCCTTTACCATTTTTATCAATCTTTTGTTCCAACATGACTTTTTCGCTTATGTAGTCTGGAACCATTCTTTTAGCTGTACATTGAGCCGCTAATTTAGTAAGCCACCAGTATTCGCTATCCTCTGTAATATTTTTCTTTTCAAGACAATAAATTAATTTAGGGAACGCTTGCGTAACATAATGTCCCGTTTCATCTTTCATACCTTTAATTCTTTGTAATAAGAACTCTTTAATTAGCATTGCTATTTCCTTCGTGTATTCTGGATTTTCACTTAGATACATAAATACTGTGATAAAAGGTGCTTGACCATTAGTATTAGTCATGCTATTAATTTGATAATTAAATGTTTGTACAGCGTCTTGAATTTCTTTCTCTAAATCTTCTTGAGCAAATTGTAAAACTTGTTCACAAGATAAGTTTCTCTTTTTATATTTTTCAATATAATAATTATAACTATCTCTTACAAACGGTGCTAAATGAGTTAAAGTAATTGTACAACCTCCATATTGACTACTGCTAACTGCTGTAATAATTTGAGTGCAGATTGTAGTTGCTGTTAATAAACGGTGAGGTTTTTCGATACTAACTCCATTAATAACAGTACCATTTTGTAACATATCTTCAAGATTAATTAGGCAACAATTCGTCAAAGTCCTTTGAGCCATATAATCCATATCATGTTTATGAATGATACCTTTGTCATGTGCCTTAATAATATCTTTAGGAAAAATAAAACGTCTTGCAATATCTGTACTTGTGATGCCTGCAATATAATCTCTTTGTACAGTAATTATTTTAGCGTTTTTATTTGAATTTTCTGTATTCCAATAATCAGAATTTCCTTCAAGTAATTCTTTAATATCCTTATCTGTGGTATTGCTTTCTCTCACCAGTTCTCTTTTATATCTGTATCTGATATATGCTCTAGCAACTTGTTTTTCACCACTATCCATAAGTAAATCTTCAACTTTATTTTGGATTTCTTCTACAGACATTTCATCTTTTAATTCTTTGTATTCAGTTTCAATTTCATCTGCAACATAATCACAAATAGAATTACCTTTATTATTGATTCCATTTTTAACTTCTATCCATGCTTTTTTTACAGCTTCTCTTATTTTACTTTTTTCAAACTTTACTTTTTGACCGTTTCGTTTAATTACCATTTTACAAAGACCTCACTTTCTATTTTGCAATAGGTTATCAAGCATTACAACCATGCTAACACCTATTTAATCTACTTATACGATAACTTTATCATTTGTGAATTTGAAACGCTTATACTAAGTATTACTATAAAACTAAAAACGTGCCTAACCGGATTTTCAAACAAAACCACTAGATTTAGGCACGTTTTTATTATAGCATACTATATGTTGAATTGTCAAGGTTTATTATTGATTTTCTTTCTCTTTTCTGCGATAGCTTCATCCTCTGAAAGTTTAATGAAATTTAATGGTAATCTGCCTTTAACTTTTGCAATGCCTTTAATATTTAACCACGCTTTTGCTATATAATTATTTAAAGACAAGTTATCTTGATTGAGTTTTCTTAAATATTCGTTATCACAGTATATATAGTTATCACTTTCACTATATACTTCGTAATATTCCCCCTTACACCAAACTAGCGTAAGGGGTTTTTGTTCATCTTCATAAATATCACAGAATGTTTTAATATAATATTTCATAACAGTTCTTCAACCTTTCTAACAAGGACGATTTTACAAACAGCAAGTGTGTTTGTATCATAGCAACTGTAAATCTGGTTCCAAACATTTTCATTGTTTTCAAATTTTTCGTTCCAAAAATCTTTAGCAATCTGTTTTGTTGAAAAAAGTTTAACATTGTGTAAACATACATCTTCTGTTCTTTTTCTAAAGAAATAATTATATTCGTTACTACTTTTTTTACTTCCGTCTTTTCTTGACCAAATATTAGAAGTCATTTCTTCTGTAAGGTAATAAATTTTACCTTGTTTATCTTTAATAGTAATAGCATATGACCTTTCAAACATATTATCATTTCCTTTCAATTTAATCCCAATCATCAAAATCTAAATCTAAGCTATCATCTTCATCTTCGTAATCTTCTTCATCTTCCGTATCAGAAACGTCTGTACTGTCTGTTACTGAGTTGTAACCCTCTGAAATTTTCTTATAACCGTCAAGCAAAAAGTCTTTCAACTGTGTCTGTCTGTTTTCGTTTCCATCAATAGGTATACAACGATTAACAAGTCCAATATCAGCAATATGAGTTACTTCTTTACTTGCTCTTGAAACGCCAGTATAAAGCAAATTGTTGTTATAACTCTTTTCATGGCAAGTTTCCGTAAGCAAAATAATATGTGGACACTGTGAACCTTGATATTTATGAATAGTTCCACAATATCCAAGTACAAGATTCTGAGCCAAGGAATAATCAAATACCACCATATCCTCATTGAACTGAATTATAATATTGTTAAACTGGTCGATTTCGAGTATTTTTCCAATATCACCGTTAAATACCGCAATCGTTTTCGTGATAAGTGTAGTATCGTTATTACCCTCGTCTAACATTTCTTTGTAATCCTCATAAGTAGGAACGGAGTAATTATTCTTAGTGTTCATCACTATATCACCTTTTCTAAAAGTGATTGTTACTTTGCTGTACTGCCTTGTAACACTACGTTCATTTGCTTTAGATGGATTGATAGCCGATTGTATCATATTGTTAAGATTGTAAGTGCCAAGTTCTTTAACATTCCATGGGGTAATAACAGCAATATCAATAGGTTTAATACCTTTGTTGATTTTCTCTACATAAACATCTACAATCTGTTCTGGTGTACCATCAGCTTTGATTAAAGTGTAGTCTTTGTTAGCACCAAGAGTATTGATAAGTTTATCTGGGTTAAGTTGTGTTGTGTAAAGTTTTTTATCGTAAATATCTTTTGCTACTGCTGATAAGCCACCTTGCCCATAACGGAATACTTTGGTAAGTTTAATATTAGGAATAATATCAGCTTTAATAAAATCATTCATAACATTACCTAAAGCAATAGACGGTAGCTGATGTTCATCACCTAAAAGAACCAAACGTACTTTAGGGTTTGTACATGCTTTTATTACCATATTATAATGCTCTAGCCCCCACATGCTAATTTCGTCTCCTATGATTACATCAGAATCTATCTCGTTAGTTAAACATCTTTTATGGATTGTGTAAGCCATTTTATTAGTTTGTTCAGCTAATCTCTTAGAACTGCGACCAGTTGGAGCGAGAAGAGTATATGAAATTTCATTATCATCTAACATAGAAAGCAACGCCATTATACAAGAAGATTTGCCTGTGCCTCCGGAGCCAGTAAGCATTACTATTGACTTTTCACAGAATTGATGTAGTAATTCACTCTGTTCTTCTGTTAATTCGCCATCTTTAATCTTTTTATACTTTTCCCAAGGTAAATCCAACTCTTTATTATTCTTAATCTTATCCAAAATAAAATTAGCAATATTACTTTCTGCTATATATGTTTCTGCTTTTGCAATACGTTTACTTTCATCATCATACCAGATAAGCGGACTATTAACACAAATATCTTTGATATGTTTGATACAATCTTTGTCAATTTCAGCACAATACATAGCCATTGTATTTGCGTCCATATAAGTATTATTATCTTCTTCATTAAGATTAAGAATGTGTAATGCTAAATGTTCAATCCTATCATTTGTTTCTTTTAATTCTGGACGTATTTCCATAAGCATTTTATCCACTGTTGGAAAACTCCTATGTAAGTTGTCCATGAATACTTTATAAGGATATTTCTGAATGTTTTCATCTACATGCTCTACAGTACCGTAAAGGTTATCTAATTCTTGGCAATCCTTAATAGTCAGCTTGTACTGCTTGTTATTGGCTAGTATATAGTAGTATTTGAAACGTGTATTGATTTCTCTAATATAACAATTCATACGGTATTCTTTAATGTTTTTCAATTTAGATAAATCAATCTCATTTGCTTTACCATTGATAATCATGGAAATGAAATTAGGATAAACCGAAAGTAATGTATCAGCTTGCTTTTCTGTGGTGAATTTTGTAAGAATTTCCTTAGACTGTTCAACTGGCATATGGTCTAAGTCATTCATCATTTCATAGTCAGCAACTTTATCTACTGTGTACTGAACACCAAATCTAGGGTGAGTAGTTTCTTTAAGGTCTAAAGTATATTCTTCACCTTCATTAAGAAAAGGTAAATCACCAGAAATAGTAAAGTTACCATATTTGTTTAATACAATTTTATCTTCGTCTTTGTTGTCTGTTAAAATACAACCAAATGTACGGAAATTATTAGAAGCGTAAATTTGTCTAATAATTTTACATTTGACATTTTTAATAATGTTTTCCATAATGTTTTCTCCTTGTTTAAATTTGATAATATTATCTCAACTTTAGGAAAATTATAGCATAATTCAAGCATTTTGTCAATGGAAAATAAAGAAAAGAGAGAACTAAATCTCTCTTTTCCTTTTGATTTTTCTTAATTTCTTTGTAGTTTTAATGACCTTTTTCTTGCGATATGGATTACCATGTTCATTAGTAAAGTTTTCACATCTAGGGTTTTTTCTTGCTTCAAAAAAATTAAATGTGAATATACAAGTATCTAATTTATGGTTTTTATCGTAAATACAATAGTCACAATCCGAGCAATTTTCTTTTGGATAGATTGGCGGTCTACCTACTGGATTAGGCATTAGTTATCATCTCCTTCGTCCAATTTATCAATACGGTCAAATTGTAAATCTAAGCTACGGTCTGGGTTAATGTTGGTTACTTTGATTACACTGTGACGGTAAATAGAATTACGATATTTCTTTGCTACAAATTCGTCCTCACCTCTACGGTAGCCACTGATAATCAATATGTTTCCTCTTGATAACCAAGATTTATCTGCTTCGTATTCGTCTGTTTCCGCAATATCACGTTTATAATAAGCGTATTGTCCAGCGTTAAACTTAACAAGCACAACTTTTCCGTCAGTAGTCAATACATTTAATATATGTTTGTCATCAATTCTTGATAAAACGCAACACGCTATTTTAGACAAATCATAAATTCTCCAAGTACGTTTACCAGACTTGTCAGATTTTTCAATAAACTGTGGCTCTTGCGGTAAATCTTTGTAATCTTGAATATTATAAAAGTTTTTATCGATTCCCCATAACACATGTTTTTCTGGAAAATAAGATACAGTATCAAAATACCACATTTCTTGATTTTCAGTTTTAACAAGATTGAGATATTCATTCTGCCAATTTTTCTTATTAAATTCCTTTATAATATTCTCGTTATTCATTTCTTTTGATAACGCTTCAAGTTCTGGTTTTAATACTTTGTCTAAAGATTTATCTACTACAATAAGCATATCATTTTCATAGTAGTAATCTTTTTCCTCTGTAAGTTTATCAATATATTTTTCTTCAAAGTAAGGTCTTGCAAACTTAGGTTCTAGTATATAATCTTTTTTGGATTTAAAATTATCGTTCTTCTTATAAAAGAATTGTGGACTTAATACATACTTTCTAAATCTATATGCTTTTACAAGAGTAGGTGAAAAAGTACAACCCAATTCTAGGGCTTTAGGAAGATTAGATGTAGAAAGTTCCGTCTTAGCAGGAAACTCCCAAGTTACCAACCATTTAACCATTGATACCCTATCTGTAGAATAATAATTGAAGCAACCAGACTTGATTAACACAATCATAATACTACGTGTCACTGATGAATTACGATAAATTACATTACCTCTTTCATCAACTTTATTTGTAGGAAATTTATGAGTTTTATGATAATCATAAAATTCCTTGAATGAATTGTATGGTCTACCAGATAAAATATCTGAATAAACATCACGATTGATTTTGGTTACACCACCAAGCCCAAATAAAATTTTATCTTCCTCTACTAAAGGTGTAAAAGATAATTCAGACTTGTTAATATCTGGTGTATCAACTAATACATTATTTTCTTTTGCTTTATAAATAGATTGAGCAATTTTGCTATAATTTTTTGTATTTGAACTACGTTCTCTTTCATCTTCTGACTGTGACTGAGTTGTTACTACAGCACAATTCCAAAATACTTTTGGAAACTTAAAATAAAGATTCATTTCTTGAATACATTCTATAGAATACTCGTGCGAATGGCTACCATCAAACGCGTAAGCCTTAGACATTTCTATTTGAACTTTCCATAAATAATCAAGAAATGCTTTACTTCTTCCACATTCTTTTCCTTTTAAATATAATTTTTCTTCTGTTTCTTTTAATGCTTCTTCATTACGCTTCGCAATACATTTTCTAGCCCTATCTGCTTCTTTCATAGTAAAATTACATACATTTTTATCCATTAAAATAGCCATAGTAGTAGACTGAGTAATACAAAGTCCACTGTAAATTAATAAATATTTCTTTAAAATTTCTTGCTCGTCTTTAGGAACACCAAAATCGTCCATATCTTTGTACCAATCATTGATGTTCTTTCTGTAACGAACATATTTATCCATTGGCTGTTCACCATTTTCAACTTGTAAACGCATTAAGCCATTTGATAAAGTAAGTTCTGTAACGTTTCTTGGTTGAATTTTTCTTAAAGCTTGTTTACCTGCCATTGTGTCGTATTGAAAAGCATTTAACATTGTAGGTAACAAATCCCACATTTTAGGTTGCGATAATTCCAAGCTGTCATATTTTAAATATCTGTTATAAGTTTTTCTTAAAGAGCCTTGCCATTTAATATAATTATGTGCAAGCAAACTATCTAATTCTGCTCTAATTGTTTGCAAACAGTCAATGGAAAGTAAATCAAATTTTAAATCTCCTGCATATTCTGCATGGTGTAAATCAAACTGGCTTACGATACTTCCACTTGAAGAAACCATTAATGAACCTGTTTCAGTAAAATCTTCTTTAAGAACGTTTAAAGCACCTGCGTGAACACCAGAAGAAACTATCATTCCTTCAAAAGCCAAAGCCACTCTTAAAAGGTCTGGATATTTATTAATTTCTTTGATAAATTCTGGTACTTTTTCTCTACCTTTTTCTGGATTTCCGTATAAACAATCTTTTAAAGAATATATCTTTCCTCTCTTTACTTTAATAAGACTTTTAAGAAATCCAATGCTTTCGTCTGGTATTCCTAATCCTTTTCCCGCTTTTTCAAGCGCTGTTTTAGAGGAAAGCGTTCCCCATGTTACACACTGACATACTTTTCGTTCACCAAAATAATCTTTTATTGCTTTTATTATTTGTTCTTTCTTGAAACTTTGCACGTCAATATCAATGTCAAAAATACTTTCACTTCTTGCTATCGAGCAAAATCTCCACCAAGGATAAAATTCTTTTACATCTTCAAGCATTGGATTTATTCCAGTAATACCCAGTAAAAAGTTTGTAAGATAACAACCAGCGCTACCCCTACCAATCCCTACTAAACTATCTCCTTTGCTCCAAATTAAATCAATTACTTTTTGTACCACTGTAAAGTAATCTGACATTCTTTCGCCTTTAAATACTTTACCAAGACCAAAAATTTGTTCCATTTCAAGATTTTCTCTACTTAAATATTCATCTAAATTATACTCTGGATGAATTTTAAACAAATCAATCAAACCTTTTTCTATTTCATAATAAAAATGTTGTTCTTTTAAATCAGAAGAATTAGCATAATATTTAAGTAAAGGATATTTTTCATAATATTCTTTATATTTATGTTTAATTTCAAACTCTGGTAAGCTAGGTAAACTTGGCACTCTAGTAGTTTTTTTAATGGTAATAGGTTGTACTTTATCTGCAATTTTATTAGTGGTCTGAAACATTGTATCAATTTGATTATCATTAAAACCACTGTTATACAAACTTTCTCTTAATTCTTGTGGTGTAAACAGATAAGTAGTTTTATAAAACTTTTCTGGTTCTCTACTATCGCCACCATCTTTACTTTTTAAAAACGTAGTATGAATAAATCTATCTTCTGGTCTTTGATAATGAGCGTCAGTAGTAACAATAATAGGAATATTTTTTTCTTCGTGAATTTTCCATAACGCTTTATTTACTTTTATCTGTTCTTCGTTATCAGAATAACAAGGCTGACATTCAAGATAAAAATTATCTTTGCCAAATACTTGCTGATTCCATTTAATAAATTTATCACCATTTATCACATCATCTGTTAAGATACAATGTGGTAAATATCCAGAAACACAAGCCGTTGAAACAACTAAATGTCCGGGGTTATTTCCTACTACTTCTTCAAAATCTGAATAGAAATTAGGTCTACGGAGTAAACCTTTATAAGTATAACTCCGTAGCCATGCTCTAGCAGATAATTCATACATCTGCTTTAAACCCTCTGGGTCAAGTACATTTACTAAATAATGCCAATAATAAGGACGTTGATTTTCTGAGAATCTTAAATTATCTTCGTCTTGTGAAATTAAATAACATTCATTACCAAAGATATGCTGAAATGGTCTTTCGACATTTAAAGCATTGTAACTCTGTTCAAGAGTGACATATCCGCTACAGCTTTGATGGTCAGTAATGGCATAACCTCTAAGATTATTTTCATAACACCATTCCATACTATCTTTAATATGACATATAGCATCAGCAAATCTTAATACAGCCGAACTTATTTCTGAATGGCAATGCAAAGTAGTATAAGTATCAATCATATTAATTCTCCTTTAGTACAACTTAAATATATTTCTCTAACTTCACCTTATTCATTTTCCATAACTTCCAATTTTCATGCTCTTCTTTTGCTTTCTCAATCCCTTTATAAATCCTAAAACTCAGCACCTCTAAAAATTCATCAATCTCCATAATAGTTACCAACCCCAACCCTTCTTTAGGTTTAATAACCACTTCACCACATTTTGAATAATCAACACTCATTTTGTATTGTCTATCGAAAATGCTTTTCTTAAATCTGAACTGGCTATCAGTTTCTACCATTTCTTTAATAACATTCTCAATATCCTTATTTACAATTTTACTAATGTTGCTTTCTTCCGTTCTCTCAAACAGACTATTGTTTAAATCAATTTCTTTTACAATTCTAATCAGTTCATAAGTTACATCATTAATCATAACATTCTCTCCTTTTACATCACAATGTGAACTACCCATTGTCTAAAGCCAATGGGCTTCCTGCTTCCCTGACCTCGTAACCTACTATCTCCACAGGCGTTAATTCGGGCAGTTCCTGCCCTATGTTGTTATTCCTTTTATGCTATTTGTCTTAATCCTTCTTCCAGTATATTCTTCGCCGCATTGATATCCCTGTCATGATTCGTTCCACAGACGGGACATATCCATTCCCTTACTGTCAGATTTTTCGTCTCTGTATTTTGGTATCCACAGACTGAACACAACTGACTACTGGCATAGAAGGTATCTATTTTGACATATTCCCTTCCATTCCATTTTGCCTTGTATTCCAACTGCCTTGTCAGCTCATACCATGATACATCACTTATTGACTTTGCCAGATGATGATTTTTTACCATATTCTTTATCTGCAAATTCTCCGAGACTATCACTTGGTTTTCGCTGATAATCTCATGGGATATCTTGTGAAGATAATCTTTTCTGGTATTTGTTATTTTCTCATGGCATAATGCTATCTTTTTCTTTGTTTTGTAGTAATTTTGACTTTTTTTCTCTTTATGGGCTAACTGCCTTTGCAGTTTTTCCAGTTTCTTCTCGTTTTTTCTGATAATTTTGGGATTTTCGTATTTCTTTCCACCAGAAGTAATACATAAATCCTTAATACCTAAATCGATTCCTGTATTTTGGGTTGTATGTGGCAGTTCCACATGTTCTGTTTCCACTAAAACCGATACATAATATTTCCCACTCGGCACTTGTGATATCGTTGCTGATTTTATCTGCCCGCTAAACTTTCTATGCAGTTTTACTTTTACGCCTTTTAATTTAGGCAATTTTACTTTGTTTCCATCGAAATCTACTGTTATGTTGCCATTCGTAAAATTTGTTGTATATGATTTATGATTATCATGTTTACTCTTAAACTTTGGATAACCTGCATGCTCCCTAAAAAATTTCTGATATGAACTGTCCATGTTATAAATCGCATTTGTTAAAGCAAACTTATCCACTTCTTTCAGCCATTCATACTCTTTCTTTAATTCCCTGTTGCAGTAATTATTACAATCTGTTTTGCTGACAGATTTTTTCTCTTTTTCGTATCTTTCTTTCCGATATGCAAGTGTCTGATTATACACAAAACGGCAACAGCCAAATGTTTTTTCTATCTGTACTTTCTGCTCATTATTGGGATATATTCTGTATTTATATGCTTTTAACATTCGCTGCCACCTTCTTTCTTAGCCTTGATTTTCGATATACTTTTTTAGCATTTCTTCTGATACATTTCCTACACTACAAGCAAAATAACCATCTGTCCAAAATGTATGTTCTTTCCAGAAATGCTTCCGCAAATAATTCAGATAGCGTTTCCATATATGGTAAGTCGTATAACTTTTCATTAGGTTTACAATTTTACTCACCGACATTGTAGGTTCAGTTTCTATCATGTAGTGAATATGGTCTTTGTCAGTTTCCATGTATTTGATAATAACTTTGTGCTTTTGACATATCTCATATGAAAACTGCTTTATATCATCTGATACCTGTTGCGAAACCAGTAATTTCTTCCTATATTTGCAGACGAAAATAATGTGGTATTGTAATAAATATTTGTGTCTGTTTTTAGATTTCCATGTTCCCATATCATTAGCATACAATAATTCTCAGCTTTTGGCTACCTTAACCCACCGTCTAAAGCCAGTGGGATTGCGGTAGCCTTATTTCAATTTCTACGTCTGCACCAAAACTTTTCTTTAAATTATCAAGATAAAATGATAAACCGTCATTACCTACAATAATAACTTTCACAACATTATCATAAAGTCCAAAATTACCTTTTGACGGATTCTTAAATTCACCAATATTCAGCCATGAAATTTTAATACTTTCAAAAGGATTTAATCTGGAATAAATATATCCAAAAAGATAATTTTTATCAACATTTTCCATTAACCTTAAATTCCCTCTATAAGTTTCTTTGATTTTGCTACCATTAATCGTTGTACTTTTAATCTCTCTGGTAACACTTGGCTCATCACTATCTCTTTGATAATGCTTATACATTTCTTTTCTCATGGTGTTTCTAGCTTTGTCAAAATCACTACAAACCACAACATAAGTTTTATCTTTAAATTTCTCCATATATTTCTCCTTTCATATTCTCTATTATATCATAGAATCTATATAAAATCAATACATTTTACCATACATCGTCCCACGAAATTGCTTTAGTTTCTTTTACCTGTTGTGGAATTTCTTTAATTTCCCAATCTTCAATAATGGCTTGATAATATTTCCGACCATTCCAATAATTTATAGATAGGTTGCAAATAGTAGAAGCCAGTACAAACCGTTCTGACATATCATCTAACCAGTTCTCATTCTCTTTAAACTTAATGAATGTTACCCCATCTTTACTAAACCGTAACGTCTTTTTGTCTTTGCCAATTACTTCTACATCAGAAACATTCAACTTAAAATCAATAGCAAAAACTGGTTTGATTAAATCATTATTCCAGATACATTCCCACTGGTCTGCAAATCCAAATAAGCATTTTGGCAAATCATTTTTTTCCAAATCATAACTTTTTACAACTGGAATTGACGGTAATTCTACTTTTTCATTAGTGAATTTATCTTGAATATATTTATAAATCTTTTCTTCATTTTCTTTTTTATATCCAATTCCAAATGCTTTATCATGTCCTTGTGCAATTTCAAATAAACCGCTATCTTGACATAGTTCAAGGATTTCATAATCAGACCGGCAAGAACCAGTTACACAACCATTACTTTCATGTGTAGCAAATACAATCGGAGTTTCATCTTTCAGTTTATTGGCAATCAAACCAGTGTAAGGGTACTGTTCCCCGTTTTCAAGATACTTAATGCCTAACAACGGTACGTTATCAGTGCGTAGAACCATGCTACAGCCGTCTTTAACCGTTTCAGCAACAATCTTATCCTGTATAGCTTTTTGGTCTTTAATTTTAGCTAGTACGCTTTCAAACATTTCTGAACGACCATCAGTAAAACAAAAAAACAATTCAGCTTTCAACTGTTGATTGTTGCTTCTGCACACCGCATTAAGATAAGGGCAAATCATAAACCCTATTGACTTCCAAGTAACTTCATTAGTATAGTTTAAATTTTCATTCAGATAAGCTAAAAATTCATTCTGCATATTTACTATAGAAGTGCCTACCATTAGAAAATCTCTATTCTCTTGTGAAAGCATATTACAATTATCAGATACTAAACTAAATGCTACCAAGTCTACATATTTTGCACTTGCACTTGTTTTACAACTTTGGATATTATTGCAATAATATTTAATAAATTTATTTACAACACCAGTACCACTAAGGCACTTATTCTTTACCCAACCTTGCTGATTACTAATCACCACTGTTTCATAATTACTAATATATTCCCTTTTATACGGAGCAATCTTGTGATGGTCTATTATCAATATATGGGTATTAAGGAAATTCAAATCTTCTTGTGCTTGATAGTCATTACTACCTGCATCTGGCACAATTAACAAATTAATTTCATTATGCAGTACCCAGTTCTGTACGTTTTTTGTAATACCATGTTTTTTATCTGAATGAAAATATATGAAAATAGGATTCTTAACTTTTAAATCATTTTTAAGAAAATTATACATCATAACAGCAGAAAACAAACCATCACAGTCACAATCTTGTACAATTCCTATGTGATTAGTTTGATTGCTTAATATCTTGTGTAATAATTCTTTTCCTTCTTGCATATTATCATATCGTTCTGGGCGTTCTACGTATTTGTAAGTAGGATACAAATATTCTTCAACATCTTTAATACCAAACGCTTCTAAATATTGTTCTTCCCATCTGGATAAATCAATATTAGGTAAAATTTTTTTTACTTGCATATACACTCCTTATACTAATAAAAGCACCCTTATATAAGAGTGCTTTTACTTTTTTCTAAATTAATCTAAGTTGAATCCATTTGGATTATGTCTAGTTTTTACTGTGACTTTATTACGTTTTTCTTTTACAGGTTTCTTTGGTTCAACTTTTACTAAATTGCTTACTTCACCGTTTTTGCTAACTAACATTGCATCTGCTACAGAAATTTCATAAGCAATCTTTTCTTCAACATTACCGTTTTCATATCGCTTATTGTACTTTCTACTCTGAACACGTCCATGAATATTAACCTGTGTACCAATTCCTAATTTACCAATAGCAGAAGCGGCTTTGCCCCAAAAGATACAAGGAATGTAATAAGATACACTACGCTTATTTGTATTGATATTAACACCTAACATAACATCAGCAATAGTTCTTTCCTGTTTAACCCAAATACCTTTCTCATCTTTAAGACCGGGGGTTTTTCTTACAATTACATCTTTTACAATATAACCAGTAATTTCAATGTTATTACTTGGTTTTGTATTGTCAGCAACGATTAAGATATTATTTGGTTTAACAAATAAGATTAACTTACTCTTGCCGTTCTCAATATGCTCATTGTAAGAAGCCATAATTCCCTCAACGCAGACTGTGTAATTCTGTGAGCCGTAGGACTTTTCCTCAGTAAGTGAAAATGCTTCTTTAAGGACTTTTTCAGAAGCCATGATAGGGAGTACATCATCAGTACCACTATCTCTTTTTACACAAATGAAACTCTTATAAATATTTGCTCCTTTTGTGGAATGATGATAAGTAAAATCCTCTGTGATAGTTCCTGTTAAAACCACCTTGTTAAGTTCTAACTCTACTTCTTTTAATTCAGTTGTGTTCTCTGCCATTGTTTATATTTTCCTTTCGTTATTAATTTGATAGATTTATCATAACATATTTTATACGATATGTCAATGCTTTTTGAAATATTTTTCATATAATTTTATTAACCATTCTACAATAACAAATACAATAGTTAATACAATTAAAATCGGTGAGATTAAAACAACCAATATCAGTTCACCAAAAAATCTTAACCAATTATATGATTCTTTTTTACTGTTCAACAATTTCTCTTTTTTCATATAATTTTTCCCATACTTCCTTACCTTTATCAGAGGGAGAATCTTTATAATTTAACAAAGGTTCTTTATCGTTATCGTCATAGATAACATAAATCTCTTTTACGAAACCTTTAAACTTATCAATGATTTTGTTTACTTTTGCTTTCCATTTAACATATTCTTCCGTAAGTTCACCCTTATCATCGTATACCGTATGATACTGTTTATCTAAAGCAATTCCAATTTTTTCAACACCTAATTGAATAAGTTTATTTCTTTTAGCGTTCTGTAAATTCATTCCAAACATACCAACAGTATTATTAATTGTTAATATATCTTCCATTTGCATAACACTTTTTGGTGCTTCAAATAAAATAGCTTCTTTGGTGTTTTCTATATTTGCTTTTGTCCAATTCAGTCCGTACAAGACAGTAGAAGCGTTAAATCTGTATTCAGCGTTATTCTCTACAAGTTTAACTGGAAGATACTTGTAACCCATTTCTACCAACTCTGGATTAAGATTTCTACCATGCAACCCAACTAATTCCCCATTCTCATCAAAGACAGGTATCACTATTTGTTGAGCATATGGATAAAATCTTATTCCAAACATTTCCATAGTCTGAATACTTATACCATCATTAAGAAAAGAAGTATGATATATTTTTGGGAAAAAATCTAAGATAGCTTTATCATAAGTTTGTGTGAGTGAATCTCCGTTTTTTATACGGATATATCTGCTTAAATCATCTTCCCAATTATATACTTTTGTACTTTTCTTATGAATCCTTTGTATATCATCATACGGAATGTTACAAGCATCACAAACATATTGTAATGCTTCTGGGAAAGTATATTCCTCTCCCAGAAGTTTTTTTCTTTTCTGAACTAAACTATAAATAGAGTAAGAAACGTCACATATATAACAGAGGAATATTTTTTTATCTTTATAGAAATAAAGTTTATTCTTTTTGCCATCTGGATTTCTCTCATGGCATATAGAAGTAAATAATATTTCTCTGTCATTTTCGTGAATCACTGTAGCACCTAATGATACAGCAACTTTTCTATAATCATCTATAGTTAACTGTTTAGTTAAACGTTTTGCGTCAATACCCATGTTTGACCGCCTTTATCTTTACTTTGTTTCGTTTACTTCTTTCATTGATTCCTTAATCATTTTCTTTAATCTTAATCTTTCAGTTTTATATTCTGCAATATAATCAGCTAATTCATAAGTTTTCTTTTTCATCCTTCTATTAATCAGTTCTGTAATAATTCTTTCTACAGCCTTATCAATAGAAGAATAATAACCAAGTACATTCCATTTAGTGTACTCTTTACCTTTAGATGATAATTTTGCACCACTATCTTCCTGTGCAATATACTGGTAAGCATCTACTACAATATAAAAACCGTCAATTACATGAATCATTTTTTTATTCTCCTTTATATAAATTATTTAATTGAAAGTGACTGACTAACTCTTAAACCATCTACACCATCAATATGTTTTCCTTCTTTTTCTGCGACTTTTACATCAGCTAACAAAGTTTTCTTGTCAAGTTTCTTTTCAGTAACTACATTAAAATACTTTTCTGGAATACGGCTTTCGTCTAACTGTCCTAACTGTGGTGCGTTATTTCTTACTGAAATAGTATATAAATTACCACCACACTTTTTAGTATTTGTGGTCTGCATAGCATATAATAATGCGTTTTTAAGTCTTTCGATAGCGTTTTCTGCTGTTTTCTTTCTTGCAGTCAATCTATCAATTTCTTTCTTGATATTCTCAATCTGACCTTCGTATTCTTTAATGACGTATACATAATTTTCTGCCTTAGTATCTAACTCCCCAGACAAGCCCTCTAATGTATCTTTCAATACATCTGAATCTGGTTCATCTTCAAGCATAATCATTAACTGCATCATCTCTCCTGTGATTTCCCTTAAAGTTCCTGTTACTGCCATTTTGTAAAACCTCCTTGTTTATTTAATCTTACTATATATTTTTTCTAAAAAACAAATCCAACTACGGACTGCTTTCAGATTCAGCTTGATAACTTGTATACCTACAAATCTTAGAACGTCTGTTACCATGTGTTACTAACTCCTATCCTAGTTTAATATCTGTCTTATCCACGTTAATCGGCTGATTATATTGGTCTGTACAAAAACAATCACTTATTCTGCCAGTTCCCATATCTACATTAACCCATGCTTTAATATTCTGTCCATAACGTGAAAATCTTGTTTTAAAATTATGAAGAATATGAGTAGGTCTTTTTTTACTTCCAAACCCTTTACGATTGATTAATGTATCTACAAGTTCCAATTCTTTAGGTCTAAGATAAGATAATATAGCACCATCATCTAGTTTAGTCTTAATCTGTTTAGAACCATAAATACATCTTTCATCTAAAAGTTCATTGACTTGTTCATTACCATTTAACTGAGAACCTGTACAAGTACCTATATTAAACTCCTCAGATAAGCTTTTAAGCGTGGTTGTAATCTGAAAAAGAACTTTATCCTCTCGAATAGGAATACTTGTCATTTGTTTATATTCAGTTCCAAACTCTGAGTTGTCCCAAATATAATCGAAAAAGCAATAACTCGCTCCCCATAAATGGCATTGACGATATATTTCTTTTAACTTTGTAGCCGTAAAATCTGGTTGGTCAAATAATTCAATATGACTTTCATAAAGAATTTTTCCTGCTTCAATCAAACGTTCTTTTTCAAATTTGTTATATTTTCCGTCAAGGATTTTATGATATGGAACGCCACTTATCCATGAGATAAACTTAGGTTGAATTTCAGTTGATAAATCCATTTCTGTATTAATCATAAATCCATCACCAGATTTATAAGGATTATCTACATATTTTTCTTCATCAAAATCCCAATAACGATTAGCACATACATTACATAAATCACCAATGGAAGTTGTTGTCTTTCCTTGTCCAGATGAACCAGACCTTAATAATAAATGTCCTCTTTGCCAACCTCTGTATAAAGTAGTTAAATATTTACTTTGAAGTATAGCACCAATAACAGGTTCACTTTCAAAACCGTTTAAAGTATCTTCCCATTTTTCGCCTGCTCTTAATGTTTCTCTACATAATTCTGTATTAAATTCCATTCTAAGAGAGGTTATTTTGCCCTCAATCTTATTAAGAATTTCTTGCATAGAAAAACGATTAAACTTTTCTACTTCTGTTTCTTCTGGTTTAGTTTCATCATAAAATTCTGTAATGTCGATACCTAACTCTTTAGCTTTTCTAAGCAAACTATATTTTCTAATAATATTATAATGTAGTTCATAATTATCTACATTAACCAATTTCTTAATAGTTGCTATAAACTCAAGATAATTATTATCTGTACAAACTTCTAATTGTTCTGGATAATTCTGTAAAAATTTATCTAAAACAATTTCGTCTATTTGTTCTGCACCATTTTTAAATAACCATGATATAGATTTATATAAAATCTCATGGAATAAAATAGGCTTAAAATCATCTGAATTAATAGGGAATTTCTTACTGACTGTTAAAGAGGGATTCTGTAATAATACTCCCAAGCACATTGAAGCATCTGACGCTGAATACAACATTTACAATTCCTCCCATTTAGGAATATTTATTTCTTTTTTCTTTCGTTCAATAAACACTGTTTTATCTTCTTCAATTTTATCTGTAATATCTTTGATTTTTCTTTGTTGATTCCAAAAATCTCTAGCTTGTATATAATATTTTGGAAAAATCTGTCCTAACCCCCATTCATTATTCCAGTCTAGTTTTAAAGTTTCATGGAAGAATTTCAATGTCATTATCATACCAGTCCACTTATACCCAAACTTATCATGTATTAATGGTGCTTGCCTTTGCAGTAAAGGAAAATCACATTGTTTATTGCTCATATCGAAATAAATATAATCAAGAAATGTTTCCTCAAAATATGCTTCACTACCAACATATTTATTGTTATATTCATTTTCTGAACAATAATAGTAACCCTGTTTTGTCATAAAAGCTTTATCTTTTTGTATTTTTTTACCACAACAACGGCAAGTAGCTGTCTTATCAGCATTATTACTATTCGTTTTTTTTGCCGATAATTCCTTTATTGCATTGTTAAAACATTCTTCATTACAATAATACATTCTTGGCTTATCTGGGCTTATAAAACTTTTGCTCTTATAAATACTATTTTTACAGTATCTACATTTTACTTTTGTATCACCTTTTTTTATTTTTTCTTCCATATTATTTCCCTTTCAATATATATAAATTCTATCACAAATTATATGATTTGTCAATATAAAAAATGAAACTCTTTACCGATTAAAGTAAAGAGTTTCATTATAGATTTTATTACCTTAACATTGATGGAGAAATGATATTTTCGTTAAATTCATCAAAAGCCGTAATACCGACAATCCGATTAGCTTTGTTTCTTTTCTCTCTTAAACTACTATCATAATCGTCCAGATAGCTTTTGAATCTTTCTTCTTGGTTTTCATTCATAATAATATGAATATCCGGCTTTATTTCTTCATCGTTTCTAATCAGTACGGCAATATATTTGAATCCAGTATTCATGCTCATTATATACTGATTGATAAAAGTTTCTCTACTTATTTTTACTTGCTTGTATCTGGATTTCTTTTTAGATTGAAACGGCATTTTTTATACCTCTACAACAATTCCTCTGTCACAACAGAAGTCCACAAAATTATTATAAATACTTTCAAGACAAGCAAGTTCATCATCTGTAGCAGAACTAATCTTCCTACCCTTTCCTAACTGGTCGGCAACAACTTGTTTAATATACTCTGGATAAGTTTTCCAAAGTTTCTGTACATATGGCTGAATTAAAGCTAGCCATTCCTCTTTAGTTGTTACGTTTTCGTAAGGCTTAAATGTAGTAAGACCTACATTTTCATTCTCAGCAGATTTCTTAATAGCTTTTTCCATTGCATCACACATATTCTTTGCAGTAAATGGGTCAATAAATGCTTGCATAGCATATCTACTTCTAGCGAATACACGAGAAGTCTGCTTACAAATACCAGTAGACATTATTGTTTCATTTGTTTCTGGGTCGATACCATTTGATTTAAGATAAATTGTAAAATCACAAATATCTCTAATCATACGCATAGAGGATTTAACATTACCAGAACCTTTAGGCTGAACAAAAGTTGTAGTTTCGCCTGTTAATTCATCAACATGATTTTCGTCAACTTCCTCATGGGCAATAAAAATAATAAAATATCCCTGTGATGCGAGTTTGTTAATCTGAGCCGCAAACTTACGTCTGGCAATCTTATAACCATTAGATTTTCCTTCAATTTCGCTTAAATCTCTTACACCAAACTCTTTGCATACAGACTGTTCACAAAGGTCAACAAGATTTTCTGTAGTATCAATAACAATAGTAAAAAACTTCTTATGCATGGCTTCACTAGTCTGTGGTGCTGTAAGACAACCAACATTGGTTACAAACTCAGCCCAAGAATTGATAGGCATTTTATATCCTTTAAGACCGTTACCACCACTCTCAGTCATTAAAAGTAAAGGTCTTTCGCAGTGCATTGCTTGGTAGCTCTTCCCCAATGAATTTGACCCATAAACCAATGCCTTTTGACCAGCTAAACCTCCTACCATTTCTTCAATTTCAAGGTCTAAAAGTGGGTTACTTCTTTTCTTTTCATCTGCCATCGTTTAAATTCCTCCATATAAAATCATTATATTTTATTTATGTTATTTTTACTTCGTAAATTAGTACAAGCGGTTTGAATTTTTTAGACTACCAATTTATCATCTAACCTATCCTAACCGCTTGTAACCACTTTATACTAACTCATAACCACTTATTTTTTAGAAAGGAGCGTCACCCATGTCAGCCATATTTACATTTGGCTTACGTCCACCAAGACCTTTACCACTTGATTTCTGAGAAGAACCACTATCTTTATTTTCTTTTGCATCCTTTTCAATCTTTTCAAGTTTCATCTTACGCTCATTCATAAGTTCTTTCATTACTTCTGGTGTGAAAGGCTTTTTCTTTTCGTCCTCAGTATCATCAGTGTAAGCAGGCTCACCACCAATTACAATCAGTTCTAATACGTCAAATCCCTCTGCTACCTTTGCTTTTCTGCCAAATCCCGCAGATTTTTTCTTTTCGCCACCTACATGACGCATAACAAGTTCAACACCTAAACAGCAAGTATCGCCTACTGCGTAACCGTTTACTACTGTTCCATCGTCATCAGTCCAACCATTTACAAATGCTTCTGCTAAATCTTCTGGAACAATTAAACTATAAGGCTCTGCTTCACTATTAAAATTGATCGTAATAAATTCTACAAGTAATCTACCTGTTTCTTCCGCTTCTTCTGTATCACTCTTAGGAACCGTCATTTCTGGTTTGATAGAACGAATAACACCTTCAAGTGAAAAATCTGTCTGAGATTCTGCGTCTGAATTTTCTCTATTCACAACTCTTAATCTAATCTGTGGAGAAGAAACCATTTTACCGCTATTCTGGTTATATCTATCCCAACAACTAAGTCCTACAGTAGCACCAATAATAGTTGGTGTAAGTGACTTATCTTTTGCGGCTTCTACAGCAGATACATAGCTGTTATGAAGTGTTTCAAAGTTTGCGTACAACTTAGCTTTTGTGCCATCTTTCTTACACTCTGGACAATTAACTCTTAAATTAAAATCACCGTTTACAGTGGAAACTACAATATTTCCCTGTACAGCATTGCACTTAAACTTAGTGTTATCATCTTTTGTTAATTCAATCTGCTTAATCTCTGTATTCTTTTCAGAAAGAGTACCAATTAAAAGTCCTGTGTTAGTTGTCTGTCTTACATTCTTCATAGCTTAATTATCTCCTTTGATTTCTTTATTTGATTTTAAATAATTATTTTTTGTTCCATTTTCTACTATTTCTTTTTTTGACAACTCAGTGGCACAAAAGGTACTGAGGTCTGCGATATTCTTACCTCTGGCAATCATATCTTGTACAATTTTAATTGCTGAATAGTAACCACCCATAGCCGCATTGATAGCAATTTCTTTTTCTTTCTGCTTTAAGTTTTCTGTAATCTGATTAATTACTTTCTGCTTTTTACTAATTCTCGGCAATTTAATTTTTCTCCTTTCTTATTGATTTATATAGCAATAATACCACTACATTACAATTTTGTCAAGGATAATATTGCTAAATTTCTCAACAAAATCATTAGTGTTATCGGTATACAAAATAACAAAAATAGAATTAGAAATATCCATTCCCATAAGTCCGATTAAAGATTTACCGTCTAAAGTTTTGCTATTATATCTGACATCAATATTATATTTACAACTATCAGCCCATTTGTTGAACTGAAATAAATCTTCTTTATTATTAAACTTCACTCTGTAACAAATTCTTTCCATATTACCCTCACTTAGAAAACCAATGATTGCCTAACTTAGTAAATCCATGACCGTTAGATTTACCAGTAGAAAAATAAACATATTCAGTTGTTGATAGTGATGTATTCCCATTTTCTAAAACATATCTTACAGCTTCAATATTTTCCTTGTTAGGCGTTGTTTTACTTAACATTTTAGCTGTAGAAAATTGTTTCTTCTGATAAATAACATCATTCACATTATCTGGAAAATCACTACTAAGGCAACGGTTTAACACCACTTCTGCTACTGCACGTTGCCCCTCAATACTTTCACCTCTTGATTCGCAGTAAACCAAACGGCTCATTAAGTCTATATCTTCTTCTGAAATTTTAATTTCGTCATACGGATTCAATTTAGTCATTTCATCTGCAAATGACGTAGTTACAAACAAGTAGCACATGGTTAGAACGGCTACAAATAGCTTTATCTTATAAATTATTGACTTCAATACAAAATCTCCTTTATCTCTTTTATACTAACTCATACCACAACTTTTGAACTTCCATATATGAAAATCACCTACTTTCACTAAACTTATTACATTTTAGTTCCAAAAATTTTATTTGAATTTCTACACTTTCAATCAGAATCTTCTTTTCTTCTGGTGAGATAATTCCACCAGAAGTTTCAGAAAGCAATGTTTGTACTTTAACCAAAAGCATTTTTGCTCTTAGAAGTTTTTCATAATCTCTGGTCATATTCACCTCTTAGAATACAGATACCATAGCTTTTCTAATAGTTTCTTCGGTATTATGCACATACCTCTGGGTCGTAGAGAGATTTACATGCCCCACAACCTCTCTTGCTACAGCAACGCCACTTGTCAAAGTTACAGCCGATATGAAAGAATGCCTTAAACTATGATTGGTTATATCTTCACTTAACCCAGCTTTTTTAGCATTTTTCTTTAACATTTTAGCAATTAAATCATGTCGCATAGGAGTACCATAATTGCTTACAAACAAATTATCAATACCACTATCTTTACGAACCTTTAAATATTCGTCAATATACCCTCTACATTTATCATTAAGATATACTTTTCTTTCCTTATCACCTTTAGCAACGAATACGATTTCGTCTTTTTCATACTGCTCTACGGTTAAATTCACCAGTTCATTAACTCGCATACCAGTTGAAAGATATAATGCAATGATAGCTTTATCTCTTGGGGATTTAGCAACGTCTAATAATTTCTTTGCTTCATCCATAGGGATATATTCTTTTTCGTGGTTCTTTACTTTTGGAATTTTAATTTTAGCGGAAGGATTAGTAGAAATAAATTCCATATCAGAAAGAAAATTGAAGTAGGATTTAATAGCTGTCAGTTTACGTGCTGTTGTAGCACTGCTGTACTCACTCATAGATACCTTGTAATCGTAAATATCAGCATATGTGATTTCGGTTTCATTTTTACCAGTAAAATCAAAGAACTGTTTTAAATCGTTCTCGTATGCTACCTTTGTATGCTCGCTCTTTAAACCGTTTAAAAATCTTGTAATATTTGTCATAGTTTTTATTCTCCTTTGTTTTTATATATAAATAATAGCATAGATACCGACTTTTGTCAATACCTATGCTACATTTTCTTATAAAAAGTATTACATTTTTGTTAAGTAACTATGGTTAATTACTCTCTACATTATCTTCATTACTATTATCTTCGTTCTTATTAATGCTCAAATACAGATACCTAACATCTATTGGTTTGACCAATGTTGTTGTTTCAGTTGTATTTTCAACATTTGGTAATTTCATACCTAAAGATTTTAAATATTCTTCAATGTCTTTAGTCTTATTCATATTATTTACATTGTAAATCAGATTATCATAATTATTAATAACACCCTCTTGTAATTTATTGAAATTAGTATTTATAGTACCATAACTTAATATTCTTTTTACATCTTCTTCCAAACAGCTGCTTAAATAATTAATTAAACTTTCTAATTTCATCTTGAAGCCACTATAACTCCAAAACCTTAATTCCTTTTCATCAAATTTATTTTTATATTCTGTAAGAATTGCATCAAGTTTTAACTCCGTTTCTTTGCAGAAATCAGCCATATTCATTTCTTTGTAAGTTTTCTGGAATAATTCTCTTTTAGTTTTATCTTTTTCGTCGTCCAATTTAAATAAAGCTGTAGTTTTTTCCTCTTTTAGCCATTTGATAATTTCTCTCTTCGTCATAATAAAACCTCCTTATATTTTAAAAACATTTTTTATCTTTTTTATCTTTGTTTCTTTCAAGAAATTCTCTAATCAAAGGAATTTCTGAAATAAATATTCTAGTAATATCATAGTCGCAAATTTTACAGTGCAAGTAAGCATTGCTATACATTGGATAAGTAATAGATACTCTACGTTTACCACACTTAGGGCAGTATAAATTATTCAGACGTTTCATCATCTTTCGTCTAGCTTCTGCCTTTTCTTTATAAGTTATATCTTCAACATATCTAAATATTTTATCCAATTTTTCCCTTGCATTTTTAGCTTCGCCTTGCCAGAGGACTTTTATCTTTTCTGTTTCCACTATTAAATCTTTTACTTCTTCATCAAGTTTAACACTGTAATCTGCGTTAAGTGTTGCCACTTTCAGTAATAAATGTGTACCATCATATTTCTTTGATTTCAAAACAAAACATAAAAGATTAGGATACAGATAAGTAGAAAAGAGTACAATTCGTCTATTAACATCTACTGTATATTTCCTACTTTTTTTCATTGCTTCGCTACGTTTTTTATTTGCCTTACGCCTAGCCATTAATGCTCTACTTGCCATATTTATCTCCTTCTGTATTCCAAGTGTCTACATGATTCCAGTACCATTCTAAATAATCATCTTGATAAACCTCAGTGATTTCTTTTTTACCATAATCGTAAGCAAAATTAATATTCTGACTTGCTGTGTCAGAACTACGTGTCACCCAAAATACTTCTGTGATATTTCTAAAACTTACGTTTTTTATACTGTGAAATTCAGCCCAAATTTCAAATATTTGTTCTGCTTCATATTGAGTTTCAGCGGCAATATTAATAGGTTTTGCTACTCGCCTACGATTGGTTTCATTATCAAGATAACTAAAATAAAAAGAATAAACATTAAAAGTCGGATTCTTTTTTTGCTCTTCTTTATCTTTTTCATCTAATAGTCTACGTTTATAACTTAAATATTCATCTGCACTATCAAAATTCAAAGGTCTTTTTTTAGTTTTCAAAATAATCAACTCCATTTTCGTCTAATTTACATTTCAATTTTTTTCCTATATCTTTACATATTATTCTAACTCTTTCTCTTGTTATTCCAAATTCAGAAGCTATTTTCTCTAATGTGTCACCTTGTAATCTCATTATGAAAATTTCATAATTTCGTTTTGAGATTTTTAATTCACTAAATGCTTTTTTAATATCATTCTTAAAACAAACATTATTTTCAAAAAACGAATTTTCATTTACAATAAAATCTAAAATATTATAACTCTCTTTATCTTTATCAAATTTATATTCAAAATTCAAAGATAAAATCTCTTCGTCTGGAATATATTTAGCATATTTTTTGTTTCTTAATACTAACAAATATTCATTTTTCATTATCCTAATCAAGTAAGTGCTTAATTTAACACCTTTTGTTTCATCATAAGAGTTAATACCTTTCATATATCCAATAGCAATTATATCATACCATTCATCTATAACTAAATGATTTTTCCAACAAAACCAATAGATAAGTTTGTGGTTTTCTTCTGCTAATTTCTTTCTATTAATAGAGGGGGTAGTTTCCACTTTTCACATTCCTTTCATAATTCCTATATTAAAAACCGTTTTGGATTTTCTAATGTCTTATATACTCTATAATATGCTGTGAACTACCCATTGTCTAAAGCCAATGGGATTGCGGTAGCCTTATTTCAAATGTATCTGGTGTTTCAATTCCTAACTCATTCAAAATCATTGCGGAACCTATCTCTGCAACTAATTCTTCTTTGCTGTATTTTTCACTTCCAAACTTTGCATTAACTAACCTATCAAGTCTTTTCTTATGTCCAGTACTATGTATCATTTCATGAAAAGCTGTACTATAGTATTCATTAATTTTTTCAAACTGTTCTTTACACGGAATGCAAATATAATCCCCACTAGGACTATAAAACGCTTTATTTCCAACTTCTTCTATGATCTGGATATTTTCTCTAACACTGTAACCATTTTTCACTTTTTCAGCTTCTTCTATTGGTTCATTATGAATAGTTTCTACAACTTCTAATGGTTCAATTCCTTCAACCTGTGAAATATGAAAAACATTGTAATATCTTAACATTGGAATTGTCTTTGTAATGGTAGCACCATCTTTTTCTTCCTCAACGTAAAGCATTTTCCAGAATACTACAAATTCAGATTTTGCTCCTTTTTTAATCTTTCCATCCATTTCCTGCCATTGTTTAAATGTGGCATATTCCCCTTCGTGCTTTAACATAAGCTGATTAAGTAAGCTGTAAGGTTTTTTACTTACTCTGTTATACGCACCATTAGAAATACTTTTCCAAGATTTTTTCCAAGGAATAACGCCTTTTTCTAATTCTTCAATAATCCTATCTGTTACCATTTCGTATACATTTTTTGCCATTGTTTTATTCTCCTTTGTTCTGTAATTTGGTTTATTAATATCATGGTTATAATATACTATTTTTATATAATTATGTCAAGAAGAAAAAATAAAAAAAGCAATGATTTTTATATCATTGCTTTAATAGTTTTATATAAATTTTTCTTCTTTTAAAGATAAATATTTATTTTCTGCGATAATAATATGGTCTAATAATTCTATTCCTAAAATTTCACTAGCTTGTTTTAACTTATTTGTTACATTTATATCTTCTTTACTTGGAACTACTTCACCACTTGGATGATTATGTGCCAATATAAAGTATACAGCACCACACAAACAAAGTCTTATAAATATTTCTCTTGGGTTTACTACAGAATAATTTACAGCTCCGTGACTTACTTCAAATACTCCTTTACAATTCATTTTTGTGTCTAATGCTAATAAATAAACATATTCCTCTGTTTGTTTATTAGCTTTAAAGACATAATTAAACATTTTTACAATTTTTTCTGGGCTGTTTAAAGTCTGTACTTCTGTTATATTTTTAGTAAAATCCTTTACTAAAACATTTGTTCTACTCTCATCAAATTGTAAGCTATATTTTGTTATTCTCATAATAATTCTCTCCGTTCTCATTTGTATTATTTAACTATGGTTTAATTATACCACTTTTTTCACATAAGTCAAGTATCATTTTAAAATTAAATTGTATTACTTTTCTATAACTTCTTTTAAATATTCTGACATTTAAAAAATTGTATCTTCCATGTTTTTCCTATATCCGGGCTAGGACTCTCCACCACAACTATTCTTTTTTTAACTATCTTAATTATAATACTTTTTATATATTTTGTCAATCGTTATTTTAAAAAATGTAATGATTTTTATTATGATTATAAATAGGACTATAACCGGACAACTGAATACAGATAAACTGAATAACTTAACCGGATAATCTGATAAAACCGATTTGAAATACAGCTACAACGCACTACAAGCCACTACAAGCAGTTCTAGCACGTTACATGATACATTTATCATCTAAAATCTAAACGCTGTTATTTTAGCTGGTATTAAACCAAAAAAGAAAAGCAAGCGTTACGCCTGCTTTCTTCTCCCATAATCTTTATTGATTTTTCGCTTTTCTCTATTTGCTAATTTTGTTCTTATCCTTTGCATATCCCTATCATTTTCCAACTTTCCTATAAGCCTGGCAAACTTCACTATATCTGCTTTCTGTTCTTCTGTGAGATTAAAATACAATTCA